CCGTTCCCCAGATGGCCTTGAAGCCGTTTAGAGACCGCTGATCGTGTTCCGGCCCTGCTGATACAGCCACTTCCCGGCGCCGGAGAAGAAGTTGATCGTCGGCCGGTAGATGTGGGCCATGAACCACGTGCGGATCGTGTTCGCGATGACCAGCTGTCCCCTGATCTGGCCCATGATCAAGGACTTGCCCGAGCTGTACAGCCACGATCCGGCATTCCGGAAGAACCCGGTGACGGGCTTGAAGACGTGAGCGTTCAGCCATGTCCCGAGAGTGACAGCGATCTTCAGCATGCCGACGATCAAGCCCCGGATCAGGTCGACGCCCAGCACGGCCATGACCGTGGAGGGGGAGTGGATCCCGAACACGTTCTTGAAGAAGTCGACGATGCCGTGCCAGAGCGTCTTGAAGAACGCGGGGACGCTCTTGGTGAAGAACGTCGTGGCCCCGTGGAACAGCCCGGAGATCAAGTCACCCCCGGCTTTGTAGAGCACCTTGCCGAACCCTGTGGCGAACGAGGCGATCCGACCGGGGAGCTTGCTGAAGAACGAGGCGATGGCCTGTCCGGCGACCACGAACCAGTGACCGATGATTCCCGGCAGGCTGGCGAAGAAGTGGCCGACCTGACCAGGGAGTTTCGAGAAGAACGAGACGAAGCCCTTGCCGAACGAGACAGCGAAGTTGATCGTGGCATCGAATGCCTTCTTCGCGCCATCGCTGATCATTTTCCAGTGCTTGACGATGTACAGCACCGCCAGGCCGATCGGTCCACCGAGGATCGCGAGGAGCAGGGGCCAGTTGTGCTTGATCCAGTTGATCGTTGCCTTGAAAGCGGTCTTCACCCCTTCCCAGTGACGCACGATCATGGCCACGGCCAGACCGAACGGACCAGTCAAGATCGTGAAAACAACGATTTGCCAGTTGTTCTTGAGCCAGTGGACAAAGCCCAGGGTGACCGTTTTGACAAAGCCCCAGACGGCGGCCCACAGCTTCTGGAAGAACTTCGTCTTGGTCGCCAGGAGCACGATGCCCGCGACCACGGCCACGATCGCAACCACGATCCAGGTGAGCGGGTTGGCCAGGATCGCGGCGGCCAGTCCCCAGAAGGCGGCGGACGTGATCGCGGTCCAGATCGCGACGAGACGCTCTTGTACCCACAGCGCGGCGAGCTGGACTCTCATGATCATCAGGGAATCTGTCTGCGCCATGGTCGCGATGGTCCACGCCACCTGAGCGGCAGCGGCCACCGCCGCTCCGGCCGCCCACAGCTTGCTGATCACGTAGGCGGCGGAGAGTGCCGTGACGAGTCCGAGGATGCCGAAGACGAGCGCAAGCGTGACGTTCTTGTGTTCGGTGAAGAGCTTGACGATCCGGAGCACCACCGGGATCAGCTTGGATCCGATGTTGATGAACAGCACCTGGATCCGCTGCTTCGCCATGTCGAGCTGGACGTTCAGGAGGTTCTGCGTGATCTTCCAGCCTTCGACGTCCTTCGATGCGTTGTGGAATGACTCCCCGACTTTCTTGACTCGTTCCTTGTTCCCCTCGGCACTCTCCCCGGTGAGCTGAAGCACGGTGTTCAGGCCGATGGCTCCACCGGCCATTTTCTTGATCGCATCGGTGTACGTCTTGGCGGCCGGACCGCCGCTCTTCAATTCCCGGCTGAAGCCCTTTGAACGGTTCACGAGGGTCTGGAAGTTGCGGAGCATCGGCTGCTGATCAACGGCCGCCCCCTTGATCGTCGCCTTCCAGTCGTCCGCCTCGATCTTGCCGGACAGGAACCCCTTGGCAGCCTTCTGGAGTTCCGGAGGCATCTTGCTGATCATGATCCGAGCGTCCTCGGCCGACTGCTTCGTACCTTCGAACGCGCTCAGAAGGATCTTTCCACTCGGTCCCATCTTGGAAAGGATCGTGGTCGTCAGAAGATCAAAAGTTCCGGTCAGACCGCGCTTGCCGAGCTTCTGGGAAACGTCGGTGGCGGACAGACCGAAACGGGCCATCTCGCGCTGGGCGACCATGTTCGGAGCCGCCAGGGCCCGGATGGTCGCGGCCAGTTCGTGAGTCGCCTCACGGGCGCTGGTGCCGTGCTGGGTCAGGGTGGCCATGGATCCGGCCACCTGCTCAAAGCTGATCTTATTAGCGGAGGCGATCGGGAGCACCGTGGACAGGGCACCCGAGAACTCCTCCATCGTGATCTTGCCCTCACCAGCGGCGGTTTTCATCGCGTTCATCACGCGAGTCGAGTCCGTGGCCTTGAGGTGGTAGCTGGCCATCACGGAGGTCATGGCATTGGTCACATCGGCGAGGTTGGCGTTTTCCTCGCGCGCTCCCTGGGCTGCGGCTTTGAGCACCTTGAGACCGTTGGAGCCACGGAACCCGGCCTTTTCAATGGTGTACATGCCATCGGTCAGGTTCTTGATCCCCGTGCCGGTCCCCTCGGAGATCGACAGGATGCCCTTGCGGACGACCTTGAGTCCGTCGGCCGTCTCACCGGCGGCGGTCTGGAGCACGGCCGTGTGAGCCTCGAAGTCACCGGCCATTTTAACCGAGGCAGCAGCGACGCCGAGACCGACGAGGGATGCACCCTTGCCGATCCTGGCCATGGACGCGCCGACCGTAGCAGCCGACCGGCGCAGCCCAGCGGCAGATCCGTCGAGCTGGCGGTTAGCGATCTTGAGGTCGGCCGCAAGCTGCCGACCCCACTTCCGGAAGTCCGGAAGGATCTCGATCAGTCCCCGGCCAACGACTGAAGTCTCAGCCATCAGACGTTCGCTCCCATCGCGCGCATGGCGGCAAGTGATGCCTGCGACGCCTCTTCGTCACCCGCCCACCAGGACGGAGCGCCTTCCTCGATCTCCACTTCTGCGTACTTGTTGCCCTGCCCGGGAACCTGCCACCGGGCCACCCCCAGCCACGAATCAAGCTCCCGCCGGGAAGCCGTCACATCACCGTCGTCATCCGGCTTCAGTCTCTGGGTCATCGAGTAATAGACGAAGTCCAAGAACTGATCGAACGGAAGATCCAGAAGATCTACGCCCCGGCCGGAACACTCACCGTTGAGTTCGTGCCAGACGCGGGGTTCGAGGACCCAGGAGACGAGTCCTCCGCAGACGTCGGGGGGCGCATCCCGTACTCCCCCATGATCCATTCGAGAACCTCGTTCACCTGAGGAAGCTCGATCGGCGGCTGGCCGGTGGAGCTGACGGCGTCCGGGTTCGCCGGGTCTTTCATGCGGTCCTGGAATCGCTTGAAGCTGTCCGGCAGGAGCACGAGTTCCAGGGACTCGCGCATCGTGTCGAACCCCTGCTGAGCAGAAATGTCCTCTCCGAGGGAATCGACCTTGAGCGTGAAGTCGATCATGGTCTGAGCCGCGAGGTGCGGCTTTCCCCGGAAGACGTCATTGTCGATCTTGAATTCCACTACGCGTGGCTGCCTGCTGAAGTCCTTCATGTCGATCACCGTAGCGACCGAAAGACCATGATCTTTCCGGAGCCGTTATGCATGGCCCGGTATGAACATACGGTCACCATCGGTAAGAATAAGAAGAGTTACCAATACGTAGGGTAAGAAAACCCCTGTGCGGCCGTCTAACGAGATCCTTTAGGGTCGGTGGTATCCCTGGTCGCAGGGTAAGATCAAAAGAGTTTCGCCTGGTCAGAGAGTGGTTTTATCAAAACGGACATAGCGGATATCACCATGATCTGTATAAAACCTCGGGCGAGGTATCTAGAACTTGGACGCTTCCAGGGCCTTGAGCAGGAAGTTGTTCGGGTGCTGGTTGCCAGGGTGGTGAACCTCGCGCCGGTAGAAGACCTCACCGTTGATCTTGAACCTGAGCTTCCCGCCCTTTTTCTTCGCCTTGATCACGTGCGGCCTCGTTTTGTAGATCACGAAAGTGGTCGCTGGGTGATCGCTGATCACGAGACCGAGACCGGCGGAGGGGATCGCCCGGATGTGCTCTTTCATGGACCCCGGCGCCATGGTGCGCGCGAGGAGAGCGACGCGCTCCGTGGTCTGCACCACGAGGACGGCCGACGCCCGGCCGCGTAGCGCCATCATCTTGGCGGAATTCACCGTGATGAAGTCAGCTGGCATGTGATCACCCCACCACGAGCCCGGCGTACAGATACAGCTCGGATCCGTCGCATCCGCCCTCGGGACCGAGCATGAGCTGTGAGCGGACGAAATAGTCGAACCGGTTGGGAACGCTGGCCTTGAGCGCGCACAGCGCCACGGAGACCGAGTGCCTGATCTGATTGGCATCGATCATGTTCTGCCTGGCGTGTTTGCTCAGGGTGTCCGTGCTCGGGGCGGTCTGCCCGTTGAGCGCCTGCGGGGCACACCGGACGATCTGAACAGTGATCTCCGCCAGCTCGTACGGCGGGGCGCAGTCGGTCGAGTCACCGGTGAGCGTGACCGCTTCCGTGGGGAAGCTCTCCGTGGGAGCAACCCGGGTCAGGCTCACCGCGAGTTGTCCAGCACAGCAGTCGTCCCAGGCGATCTGTCCCGTGGTGATCAAATACCGGGTCGCTGGAACGCTGAGCCCGTTCTGCGCAGCCGTGAGGATCGCCGAACAGACGGTGTACCACTTGTCGTCACCACTGATCATGTTCCGGTCCTCCGGTGCGGCACCCGGTCCACAGAGATCACCCGGCCGCGCTGCATGATCTTCTTCGGGTTGGCCGCGCTCAGGAACATGTCGACGAGATAGAGCCCCGTCTTCCCGTCCCGGAAAAGATCACCGATGTCCGGAATGGAGATCGAGACCCCCTGACGGGTGAGCTGGGTCACCCCCGGCGGGAGTCGGCACTCCTCGCCGTTCATAGCCTTCAGAATCTCGCAGGCGAGTTCACCCATGGCGACCTCGCCCATCTTCGGGACCGGCTGACCGTAGACCGCCGTCACGGACCATGTCCCGGCCTGCGTGTCGTCCTTGCTCAGATCGTTGCACCGGGGCCACTGCTGGCCGTCGGTGCGGACCAGGATCCGGTTGTTGTCGAGCCGGTACGAACCGGTCGGAGCGGTCGCGCCGTCGAGCTTGACGGACACGATCGACTGGACCGGGGAGGGAAGGAGCACCTCGCTGATCTGCGTGCACGAGCAGGTCCCCCAGCATGCACCGCATCCCAGGGAGAACCACGGGTAGGACGATCCTGCGTAGTCCCAATAGGACGTCCAGGGAGCCCCGTAGACGTTCCACCAGGCATCGTCATAGCACTCCTTCCGGCACGGCCGGAGCGTCGTGGTGCACGTCCCGAACTGGCGGCCGGACAGCGACCACAAGACGTAGGTCGCTGCCGTGACAGCCGCGCCGGTGGCGGTCGGCGACTCCGTGGAGACATCACAGATCCATCGCACCGGCCAATCGGCGCACGGTCCGAAGTCGGTGGTCATGATCGCCCCTCAGTTCGTCGCATTGATGTTGATCTGGACGCCAATGTACGGCGGAGCACCGGACAGAGTGGCACCCGCCGGGAACGTCGTCGGCATGGCCGACGTCGCTACACCCGTGGCCTTCCATGCATTGGCCATAGCTGCGGCTGAGGTGTACGGGTTCCCGGACGCATCGAGGTTGGGAAGCCCCACCCCGTTCCCGTCCCCGTTCAGGGTCACCCATGTCTGCGTTGCTCCGGCCGTCACAGTGAGCAAACAGATCCAGTAGAGCCCTGGATCCATGACCGTTTGAAAAGATCCGTTCCCGGAGGTCGGAGACATAATCAATGTATTCGCAGCCGTGCCGGTACTGAGGGGACCACTTGCGGCCGTCGGCTCGGAGATGATCTCTCCGGGGTAACCAGTCCAGCCGACATCGTCATAGATTCCCCACCGGATCGTGGAGGCGCTTCCGCCGGTCGCACCCGTCTTGATCGCAAGCCGGTTCCAGAATTCCGTGGCCTCCGTCACCAGCATGGGGAGAGCCCAGCACGTACCGGTCGGAGAAGTGGCGGTGACCGTCATCTCTGTGCCGGTCGTGGCGTAGCTGGTCGTGTGCCAACTGCCGGACTGCCGGGGTTTGCGCAGACCTCCCGCGCGGGGTGAGGGGACGTTGAAGTTCCGGGTCTGGTACGAGCTGGTCGGCCGGAGGTTCTTCCGCGCCGCCTGGATCGCGTCCACGATCGCAGCCGCGCCGAACTCGTTGGGATGCAGACCGTCCGAGAACAAGAGCGTGGCGTCTTTGTTGATGATCCCGTCCAGGTCGGCGATCTGGACCATGGAGTCGTACTCGGACTGAAGCGAGGCGAGCCGGGAGTTCAGGTCGAGGCAGTCCTGATCACGGGATGCCTCGGTACCGGTCCAGCTGGGGTAATTACTGGTGTAGCCGGTCGCGGTGAGCCGGGCCACATTGCACACGATGATCGGGGGAGGGTTCTTCGATTCCAGCCCCCAGTAATCGAGCATGACCGCTCCGCCACCATCCAAGGTGTTGACGGTCCCGGTGATCGTCTGCCCGGCGTTGGCGGAGGTGAGCCCGGTGAACCGCTTCGTCACCGGGCAGTGGGACACGGCTGAGGACGGAAGAATGTTGCTCGTGCTGGTCGTTCCGCTCACGCCGGTCGTACCGCCCCAGGTGACAATACCGCCGGAGACCCCGCCCGCACCGACCAGGGTCACGGCCACGACTTCGCCGTTGTAGTCGGACGGGAGGGTGAGCGTGAAGTTCGCGTTCGTGGTCGACGTGCACCAGTGCGCCGAGTCGCCCGAGGTGTACCCAACAGCCGCAACCGAACCGAAGCCCGCACCGTACGACGTCCTTGTGCCGACCTGGAAACCGTTCTCATAGATCACGGCCATACGCCAGCGAGAGATCATGGTCCGCATGGCGTGCTGGTACGCATCCTTGAACTGCGTCGTGAACCCGGCCAGCCCGAGATCGTTGATCCCGTAGCAGAACAGCGCCGCACCGCCGTCGGCCACATACGGCCCACCGCGCTGCGGCTTCTTCGAGCCCTTGAAGAACCGGGCGAAACCGCCGGTGGAGTACCCCTCGATGCAGGCCCGGGATCCGTTGACGGCCCAGTTGCGCTTGTTGGTCGTCTCGGTGTCCATGGATGCGAAGAACAGCGCATCGGCCCGGCCGGTCTGATAGAAGGTGCCGAATGCATACTGCATGTACGAGTGCCCGAAGATGTTCCAGAAGTCCGGCACCTGATACGACGGGGGCGGCATGATCGGCATGGTCAGCTCTCCGTTCCGAGAGTGAAGTTCACCGTTCCGCTGCCGGAGGTCGAAGCGATGATCGAAATTGCCAGCTGGCAGATTCCGTCCGGTACTTCATACCGGTCCCCGGAGTCGAGATACCAATGGGCATTGGTCCCGGAGGCCAGGGGCGCGGTGTTGTCGAACCGGATATAGACCCGGACCGTGCTCGCGTTGTAGATCAGCTCGGCCACCCGGGATTCGTCGGCCGCGATCTGTGACTGACTGGCCGTGGTGGACACGGTCCACGAGGTGGCGCCCGCCGTGCTGACGAGATCCGCCTTCGCGGTCCGGATGATCTGCTGAAGATCACCGTTTCCGATCTGGTGAGCGTCGATGTTGGCGCCGGAACCCGGGGTGATCGCCACACTTGCATTCGCCATGATTCACTCCCTCAGATGCTCGGCATGGGACCGACGCCGATCGAGACGTCGAAGTTGATCTCTACGGACTCGTACCGGTTCGTGCCGTTGCCCACGATGAATGCGGCCCGGTAGTGACCGGCCGTGGCGAACTCGTTCCCGGTGAAGGTGTACCGGGCCTTGCCATCGATTCCGGTGGGAATCGAGGCGTTCGCGCTCACCGCAATACCGTCGTGCTCCTGATAGTTGAACTTCGCGGTGAACCCGGTGATGTTGATCACCGTGCCGTTGGCATCGAGGAACTGATACTCCAGTGGAGACGGCTTCTCCCCGATCACGTAGGGCTCACTCAAACTGATCTTACTCATGGCTCCCTCCCACTGATCGCGGAGTCGGATTCCGTTCCTGATGTTGAAGATAGCGGCTGACGGCCGGAGATCGGTCCGGTCTCCTGACCACTGGCGGACACGGTCGGCTCCCGTCCGTAGACCTGGCCGATCGGCTCGCGTCCGGAGATCACCGTGGGGGTGCCGGTCTGCGGGAGGACGACCGAGGCGCCGAGAGCGGCAACCGCTACGATCGCCGTGGCGGGGAGGGCGGAAATTCCGGTTAGCGACGATCGGCCGGAGATCGTCACTGCTGCCGTCCCCGCCAGCGCCCCTGCACCGGCCACCGGTCCGGGCGCGCTCATGAGGATCGCGGCCACCCCGGCGTTCGCCACGGTCGCTCCGGGAACGCTGGCCTGCTGAGCCGTGAAGCTCACCGGCGCGGCATTCGGAAGCATCGCGAGGCCGACGGCCGGACCCCGGGCCGACACAGAGACCGAGGCGGTACCGGGGAGAGCACCCACGGCCGCCAGGGAGCCGCGCGCCGTCAGGGTGATGGAACTGGTCGCGGGGAGGACCGAGAGGCCCGCAGAAGCGCTCTGAGCGCTTTGGATCACTGTTGCCGTTCCGGGGAGAGCCCCGAGAGCGGCCGTCGGGCTCTGCGCCGTAACGATCATTGAGGCCACCCCGGCAACCACCGTGGCGTCATTGGTGACATATCCCTCCGGAGCACCGGCCCAGGGGATCATTCCGCCGTACGGATCATCCGGCAGGAAGAGCGGGACGGAAGGATCAGCCGTTCCCTCGATGACGATCACGGAAGGGGCCAGGCCCGCGAGGATGACCGGCGCGGCCGATGGGAAGATCCCGAGACCGGTCGTTTCCTGCTGAACCGATGTAGTGACCGAGGCGGTACCGGGGAGAGCCCCGAGCCCGGACGTGGCGTCCCGGCCGGTAAAGGTGACCGAGGACACCCCGGCCGTTGTAGCGATCCCCGCCGTAGGAATCTGCGCGGTCAGACTCACCACGGCCGCGCCGGGGAGCACCGCGATGCCGACCGAGGAATCCCGCGCGGTGAAGGTGACCGAGGCGGTACCGGGGAGACCGCCCACGGCCGCCTGCGGCGCGTTCGCTGTCAGGGTGATGGAGCTGGTCGCGGGCAGTGATTCAAGGCCCGCAGACGGCCCCTGGGCCACGAACGAGATCGCGGCGACTCCGGCGTTCGCGGTCGTGGCCACAGTAGTGATCGAGTCCGGCGCTCCGGCCCATGGCTGCATCCCGCCGGTGACATCGTCCGGAGTAAGCAGCGGGGGAGAAACCGCGTACGGATCATCGGCTGTGACCGCAGGATTCAGACCGGTCTCGCCCGCTAGCGCGAGGAGCAGGAACGCGCTCCGGGTCGGGATCACGAAAGTGATCGAGGCGGTACCCGCGTCCACGATCACGTCGTGCTGCCAGTCGTCCACCCCGCCCCACGGAGCCAGGGCGACCGGATCCCTGCCCGGGAGGAACAGCCGGTCAAAATCAGCCGCGACCGGCAGACCGAAGAACACCTGATCGATGTTGGCCGTCTGCGTGCTGGACAGACCGGAACGGAGCTGGAGGAACAGACGAGCCACACCCGCGAGAGCCGGAGCGGTCTGTGTGGACTTGATCTCGGTCCAGGTGGATGCGGGGACAGTAGTGTCCGGCCCGGTCACAGTGCTGATGAACGTCGTGTTGTTCGACTGGTACCAGTCGTTCTGTGCGTGCCACACCGTGTTCGCCACGGTGCTGAAGACCCAGAACGAGTACACGTACGTCGTCCCCGGAGAGACGACCGGAGCGTTGCCGGTGGTCGTCAGGCCACCCATGGCCACATCGCCCGCAGTGGCGTTGCGTGTGGTCAGGATCGACTTCGAGCCTTCGAGGAAGGTGCCGGATCCCTGGACGACCGAGGATGCGCCATTGGCGAAATCGGCCCAGTTGCCGATCGAGGTCTCTACCGACTGGTGGTTATAGCTGAGCAGGTTCCCGGGGATGAGAGCCACGGGGCCTCACCTCCGGGATAGGTCGGTCAGCCGATCAGTTCCACACCGAAGTGATGGCATGTGAGAGTGTTCGACGCGGAGGACGTTCCCCAGGTGGCACCCACGGTGATCTGCTTGGCCGTGGTCGTGTCGATGGTGACCGTGGCGAGCGCGGTTTCCGGGATGGGCCGGTGAGTGACGGCCGTCAGGGAAGTCGCAAGATCGATCCAGCCCGCACCCATGATCGTGCCACCGGTTCCGGTGCTGCGCACACGGCCCTCGTACTCCATGGACCACTGCCAGTTCGTCGCGCCGGTGGTCGTGGTGATTGCCGAGGTGGCCGCAAGAGCGACACCGGCCACCGCACCGTAGTAGAACCCGAGGAGCAAGGTCGGGGTACCGGTGTTCGAGAACGTCCCGAACGCCCGGAGCCGGAGCACCTGGCCGACGTCGAGCAGGTTCGCCGGAAGGACGATCTGAGGCACCGGAGAGACATCCGCGATGGTCGCCGAGGATGCGTAGGCCGCACCAGCAGTGACGTTGAGCGGCGGGACCGGGGCGACGTAGAGAGTGCGTGCCATGATCTACTCCTCAGACCGTCGCCGTGACGATACCGGCCGCATTGAACACAACGGAGAACGTTCCTGCCGTCACGGACTGCGCACCGCCGAACCACAGATAGCAGATCCCTTGGTCGGCCACCGTGTTCCCTGCGATCACAGTATCGTCGTAGATCAAACAGCCTTCCACGGACGTCATGGTGATCGAAGCGGAGCCGGTGAGGTCGGCCGCGTCGAGCGTGACCGTGCCAGCCGAAGCCACGTTCGTCTTGGACGCCAGCGCACGGCCACCGGCCACCCACTCGGACGACCCGGTCTTCTCGTTACCAGTGGTCCAGACGCCGGTGTTGTAGCCGGTCAAACCAACGGCCGCCGTACGGTCCGGGGTAATACCGGACGCGAAAAGTGCGCACTTGATCGTGTCAGTGGCGTATCCGGTGTACGACGTGGCAACGCCGGTCACGCCTGTGAAGAGCGGGTTCTTCACCCACTCCTGGAAGACGTTGCTCGCGGTCCAGGCCATGATCTTCCTCCTAGATCACGCGAGCGGAAGAGCTATATAGCTCACCGTGACGCTTGACCCGTTCGTGTTCTTCACGTTCAGGGAACCTTCGTCTCCGCTGGTCGGGAAACTCGTGTCCCGGGGACGAAGATCGAATGTGTATTCCTTGTTGGGTAGAAGTTCGAACCCGTATCCCAAGTTGATCAGGTCCGATCCGCCGACCAGCACACCGGTTGAAGCGGTACGAACGATCACCCGAGACGGGCCGGTACCCGATCCGGTGATCCCCCATATGTTGGTCGTCGATCCGGCGCCCACAGTGATCGTGTTCGCGTTCACCACGCTGGCCATGTCACATCGCCACCTTGAGTACTGCCGTCGGTGCAAACACCGTGACGTCGTTCGAGCCGTCCGGCCGCTCGGTGATCACGGACATGATCGGACGCCCCCAGGCGTCGTACCGGACGATCTCGCCTGCCACGTAGTCCTCGCGGACTACGGAATGCACCCGGGACCGGGATCCGGCCGGAACCATGGGGGCGGTGATCCCCGCCAGACCCCGGCACTCGTGGTACCGGTTCGGAACGTTCCCGGGCGTGACCGCTTCCACCGGGCAGTTGGGGCACACCCAACGGACCGGCGGAAGCGTCAGCAGGACAGCGGCCATGATCAGAGGTTCGCCGTCGGGTCGGTTGCCGAGGCAGGCGGCGCCGTAGTGGTGATGTTCCATAGCCAGTGCTCGGTTCCCAGCAGGGTGATACCGGCGGGGAGCCATGAAGCGCTGCCGTTCTTGGCCAGCCACCCGTTCGTGGCGGTCGAGACTGCACGCGTCTCGCCCATGATCTCCAGTGTGGACCGGGCAAGCTCGATGTTGTAGTTACCGATCTTGGCCGCGCCGACGTTGGGCCACGCGTTGTAGATGTACTGCTGGAGGCCAGTGCTGGAGCACGCCCCGGAACCGGCGACCTCCTGCCACACCTCCAGGCTGAACCGGTTGGACGATGCACCTTCGAGCAGGGCGAAGCCGTAGCCGGTCGTGGCCGGAGCCGTGCCGAGCGTGAGTTCCCTCATGCTCGACATGTAGGCCGCGCCGGTGACGTTGACCGCACAGAAGTCGATCGTGAGGTTGATCCTCTTCAGGATCGGGTCGTCCTTCTGGTTCACGCACAGAGCGCCGGAAGCGGTGCGCTCGAAGAACTCCACGCCGTCTTCGTACTGCGGATCCTGGCCCACCTGAGTGAAGGCGGAGTGAACCATCTGCATACCCGAGCCGGTACCCGTGACCGGGTTACCACAGCTGTCGAGCTTGACGACTCGGTAAACGCGCCCCTTGATCGGAGCGGCAACATTTGACGATGCCACGTCTTCAACTCCTTATGTGGGCACGCCGAGCTGGATTTGCGTAGCGAACAGGGCGCACTCGAACCCGAGCACGTAGACCTGCTGAGCCACCATGTGATGCGTGTTTTCGGACCGGTCGAACAGCTCGTTGAGTGAGCCCATCTCGACCGACGCCTGATAGCCGAACACGGCACCGGTTCCGTAGATCCACGTGGTTCCGGCCGCCGGGGCAACCCCTGCGGGGCTTGATCCGGTATACCCATGACCGACGACCACCCGGTTACCGGCGTGGGTGTAGAGCCCGCCATCGCGGTCATCGACGAGATCCCACGCAACAAAGGTGGGAAGCGCCGTGGTCGGGATATGGATCACTCCGACCCCGTGGTACGCACCGGCGAGAGCCCCCTGAAGCTGCCCGAGACCATCGGCCACATCAGTCGTCGCACCGCCGGAGGCCGACATGTTGGCCGTGGGCTGGAGAGTGATCGACGAGTCGTTGGGATCGAGTAGGGCCACATTCGCGGCCAGGTGGGGGAACACCGTGGTCTGGGCAATGTTCCCGGTCCGGGTCTTACCGGCCGTGCCGGTCCAGAACGCCCGCTCCAACTGGAAGTTCCGGATCTTGTCGAGTGCCTCGTCCGCGATCGACTGGGCATCGATCAGGCCGACCGGGGAGCAGTCGAACTCCGCATAGCAGGCGAACGGGGTAGCTCCCCGGTTCGTCTGCGTGATGTTGGACGCCATGGCTGCCTGAGCAGTCGGCGATCCGCCGGAGCCGGTGACCGCGATGCACTCCTCGTACAGGGTGTCGCCGTTCCCGCACCGGTCGATCCACGTGATCCCGTTCTGCCAGTGGTTCGTGTCGGCCGTCGGCTTCTGGACCGCGTCCCACAGACCGTACGGGAGCGGGGTGAACGTAGGGCTGTCGACGACCACTCGGGGTCCAGCCATGATTCACCGCCTTCCCTTGATCGGTTCCGGGGAGGCGGTGAATCCTCCCCGGAACGTGAGGACGACGATGATCAGAGCTGAGCACCAGCGGCGAGGTCGGCCGTACCGGAACCGGCGACACCGTAGGTGATCGTGTACTTGCGGGACTCGTGACCGACCTTGGCGATCATGTGCGTCTCCTCGGCCCATGCCGCCGTGAAGTCGTTCTCGGCATTGAGAACAGAGTCACGGACCACTCCGAGATCGAGGGACATGCCCTGACCGTGGAGGAACGTGCCGGGCGCGTAGATCAGCATGTCGACCGCCGTCGGCCACGTGACCAGGGTGGTGACGTTGAGACCGAACTGAGCGGTACCGCGTACCTGGTAGTCGCTCACGAACTGGGCCCGCACACCACGGTCCGTGAAGTAGCCACGGAGCACGGAGTCCGGAACCGACTCGCGTTCGACCTTGGTCCTCCAGCACAGGTCCGCGCGCATGACCGCGAGGATCCAGCGGGGCAGGATCACTTCGAGCACCGCGTCTTCCGCCATGGCGAACTTGTTGCGGTAGTCGGTCGCGGCCAGCTCAACGCCGTCCAGGATCGTTTGGAACGCAGGCTTGCCCGCGAGACCGAGACCCGAGTAGGCCGTCGATCCGGATGCCACGAGGGAGATCAGCCGGGCGTTGATCGCGTGCGCGTAGGCCATGCGAAGCAGGCGGAGGAAGTTCTGCGTCTGCTCGGGGTATGCCGAGTCCGTGAGGTTGCCCGCCGTCAGGGTGAGGCCGTACGCCTCAAGACGCCCCGAGGTGAACGAGGAGCAGGGAACGCGGAGGGTCGGCTTGTTGACCGAGCCGGTGACGGTGAGGATGTCGTCCGTTTCGGACCACAGCCACGGGTCGGAAGTGTTCGCGAAGCTGAACGCGAAGCCACCGAAACCGGATGCCGGGTTCGAGCCACCGGCCTGGAAGAACACGTCACCGATCGCCGGGCTGACCGGCCACTGGAGACCGCCGCGCGTGACGCCGACGGTGGGCAGGTCGAGCAGGCCCGTGGGCTCATCCGCGATGTTGAAGAAGTTGTAGCGGATCTCGTTCGGTGCACACCAGCCACCGGCCGCCGTCAGTGCCGGAGAATCCGGCTCTGACATCATGGCGTCGATCTTCTCCTGGAGCACATACGGATTGGTGTTCATGTCCGCCGTGTGACGGAACTCGTTCGAGATCGTCGCCACCTTGTGGCGCGGCGCGCTGTTGCCGAGCTGGGTGGTCGGGATGTCGTTCGCCATCCGCGTGAACGCAGCGCCGAGACCTTCGAGTGAGGTCAGCGCGTTGCCGGTACCGGCCGCCGTGACAGCGAGCTTCGCCTCCGGCGCCTTTACCTTGGGAGCCGCCTGCTGAGTGGCTCCGAGGGAGGCCGCCGCGCGCTCCGTGACCTGGGTGAAGCTGGCCGAACGATTCTGCCCGAACATCTTCGTGAACGCGTCCGTGACACCGCGTGCCGCTGCCGCCGCGATCGCCTCGTCGTGCTCCAGGTCGGACCGGGCTGCCTGTACGGCCGCCTCGGGAGTGCCCTCGGCCGGACCGTTGATCGACTCGTTGATCTCGTTGATCACGCGCTCGGCCTTGAGCTTTGCGGCTGCGGCCGTGTTCTTGGCGCGGACCTCACGGGCTGCCTGCTCGGCCTTGACCTTGCTCAGGCCGTCGCGCAGCTCGAACGCGTACGTGAGGTCGGCCTCTTCGTAGTTGCCGGGACCCTTGTCGCGGACCTCGTTGAACGCCGCGAGAACCTGATCGTGCAGTTCCTGAAGTTCGGCGTCACCGAGCGGAATCAGGTCACCCGGGACAGTGATGCGTTCGAGCGGCTCGGGCACTGTGACCTCCGAAGTGAGCCGGAACAGGTGATGATGTTGCTCGGCCGCAAGGTAGCAGTAAAAATCCGGATCACCAAAGATCGTCTATGCTTTGATCGATCCGGTGAAACCACAGGTCAGGGCAGCAGTGAGCCCTCACGGGCGAACGAGGAGACGCCTGCGAGGGCTCACTTTCACGGGGCCGGACCGACCAAGGCGGCCCCGGGTCTCACTGCTGGGGCTGCGCCGGAGGCTGCTCTCCGCCGACGGGCGGGGGCGGCGGGGGCGGGGGAACCTGCCCACCACATCCGCATCCGAGTTCTATGACGATACGCATGATCATTCACTCCCCTCGTTCATCATCTGCTGGGCCAGATCGTCCATGACGATCTTATAGGCAGCCTTCCGGTCCATCGGCTCCGGAGGTGCAGGGTGGACGTGTGCCGTGGACAGACGGCCGGACGCGATCAGTGCCTGAACCTGTCCACCAGCCACCCGAGCCTTCATGCGCGGCACCACAAATCCGCCGACGTTGACTCCGAGGAGTCCGACGAGGCGGTGCTGACCACCGATCCGGCGCCAGTCCCCGGAGACCTCACCCGAAGCACGGAGTTCGTGCACGAGCATCGGGTCTGCGTTCGGCCGGATCGCTCCAGCCACCCAGATGCCGGTGCGGTCCGAGCCGACCGCGACGTCAGCGATGGCGTTTCCGGTGTTCTCGTAATGCTCCTTCGCCGGACCGGCCCCTACGTAGAGATCCGCGTGATTCGTGGTCACGGTGATCTGCCCGACCGTCACGACCTTGCCGCTGTCGGTGACCAGCTCGCCGGTGGCGAAGTACGGGAAGTCGTCCTCACGAGGCGGCTGCGTGCACACATCCATGAACCCGATGTGGCAGGCTCCCCACTGCGCCGCGTGGCCGAACACCCGGCCGTCCTCGGTCACGTGGATCGTGGTGGGCTGGCTCAGCTGGGGGTTCTCGAACCACTCCGCCGGGGGACGCCACTCCGGCCCGCCGTGAGCGACGAGCGTCGCCCTTAGCCGGTCCTTCGGCGGGATGCTCTTCGCCCTCGTGGCAGCGATCGACGACTGAACCTCGGCGTACTCCTCCAGCATCGGAGCGCCACCAGCCACGACCGCGCCGGAATCGTCCGTGAGAGCGATGTACGCCTCGGCGAAAGCAGGGATGTCACAGAGCGTCGCGGCGCGGATCCGACCACCGTGATAGATCACCTTCTCCGGCTGGGCGAAGAGCATCGCCAGCGGGTCGGCCTCCTCGTCGGCGCCCGCGTTCTCCGGCCACACGAACTCCACATCGGCGTTCCCGATCGAGTCGGCGTCGATGCTCACGCCACGGAGGAACTTCTCCTGGACGCGCCGGTGAGCCTCCGCGCCATCCTCGGAGCCGAGGTCGAACACACCCTTGCCCATGATCTTCTGGCCGTCACGCCAGATCGAATCAATCCGGCCCACCGTCACAGCCGTCGTGTGGGGCTCCCCGCCGTGGGAATCTTCCTTGTTCCAGCGGAGCAGCACCTCACCGGGCTCGATGTTCTCCGGCCACGTCAGGGCGCCACCGGCGAACTCGCGGCCGTCTCCAGTCACCTGATCCTCGACTGCGAGGACGCCCTCCCACGGGGCTGTGTCGCCGGATGCCTTCATGGGCCCGCATTCGCCGGTGGCGGGGTCCTTCATCATGTTCGGGGGGCACCCGCCATCGTCCGCGAACTCGACCGGGGCACCCCAGATGATCATGTCATAGTCGTTCTCCAGCCCGAAGGCTGCCACTTCGTCCTGCGTGGCCTTCAGGTTCGAGGGGACCGGCTTCCCCAGCTTGTTGTAATGCCCACGAAGGTGGGACTTCGCCCGTGCCACCGCTCCGGAATCACGACCGGACAGGGAGCTGACTCGACCGGCCGCCGCGCTCAGACCGTCCTGATTCAGTGCACCGCCAGGCTCATGATGGGGCAGGAAACAGCGTTCCTTCACTGATCCCTCACCGGGATCACACGCAGCCGTGGCCGACTTGTACTGCTCGTCGGTGAACCGGGAAGCAGATCCGTCCCATGCCGCCTGAACGATATCTGTGATCGAGAGATGGGCCGCCATGCCGGTCGTTCCCTCGTCGCAGTCCTCGCCCTCACAGTCGTCGGTCGCGAGGGTGGCGCCTTCGTAATCGTCGTTCTCGTGAAGCCGCTTGTCCTTCTTCGTGCCGGGGTTCGGCTTGCCGCCCAGCTCTTCGGTCACGGTTGCCACGGCGTTGCCTCCTTCAGCCGCATACAGGGCGGCCAGTTGCTTGTCTGCCTTCGCCTCGGTCGCGTGGCATCCCTCGACTTCACCCGTGGCATCCTTGATCACTGCCCACGGTTTCGATGATCCGCACTTGCTGCTCTTCGCCACATGCCACGGCACAGTGACCGCCTTCATTGACGCGCTGCCGACCTCGGCCGAGCCCCAGACGGCGATCATTGTGCCACGGCACCGCCCACCGCCCGCACAGTTGGCGTATCCGCCACCGCTGGACGGGTACGCCTCGGCCGCCTGGGACAGCGAGGTGAACTCGGTTCCGTCGATTGCCCGGCAGGCTGCGCACGTGGCCTTGTCGAGCACCTCACTGGCCATGTAGAGCCCTGGGGGAGCCACCCGCAGGACCGCCATACGTCCGGTGTTCTGTGCCGACGACATGGCCGAACCGATGTAGTCCCGGGGCGTCCGGAGCGAAAGATCTTTCAGGTCCCGGTCCACCCGTTCGGCCACCTGGCGCCCGGACCGGCCGGAGGTGACGAAGGTGAGCGCCCGGCGTCCGGCCGACTGCACGAGGTTGAGCCCGAGGGCTCGCGCGGTGACCCGGGCCACGGACCGGATGACCTCTCCGGCCGTGGACGCCGTCAGCTCCTCAGACAGGTCCCACGGAGGGATCTCGATTCCCTGGTGCTCTGCCTCGCGCTGCATCTCTTTGCCGGAGGTGATCGCGTACCGGGTCATGTGATCGGTGAGCAGAACGGTCAGATGATCAGTGTCCACGGTGAGGTACCCGAGCCGGTCCAGGTCCCCGTCATCGACGATCTTCGCGATCTGATCACGGAGACTGGCGCGCTGGTCTGCCTCGGTCCGCGCGTAATCGTTCAGAGTCGCGCCGACCGCGTCATCCCACTGCTTATCAATCATCGCGAAGTCTGCCCGCGAGGCGATCTCGAAGTCGGTGAGCTTCCGGCGCATGATCCCGGCCGCCGTCACGGCGCCGGTGAGCGGGATGTCCGTGTCCTCATGGCCGAAGCTCACCCGGACCCGGTCGAAGGTAACCGGCCCGAGCCGCTTCTCCAGCTCTTTGACCAGGGTCAGATCGTCTGAGTACTCGGCGCAGATATGGGCGACCCAGGGAGTGTGCTGGGCGGGGATCTCCACCCCGATTGGCGCGGCCGTCCACACCGCGTCACACGCCACTGAGTGCGCCGCTTCCAATGGAGGGAACCACTCGTCGACCGGCTTCTGATCACCAACCGACCACACCCACGAGGGCTTCTCGCTCCCGGCGTTCCAGTGCGCGGCTCCGAAGATGTTCGCGGTGATCGGAGGGAACTCCGCGAACATCATCATGAGGGCGCCGATGATCTCCTGACGTGCGGCCGGAGTGAACGCGGTCTCGTCGTCCCCGAGGAAGTGCAGGGTGCAGTGAAGATCTTCCGCTGCCTCCCCGCCCTTGATCGAAAGCCGCTTCGCGTCCTCGGCCGTCGGCATGAGGGCGATCATGCACCCGTTCAGGTGATCATCATCAGCCACGGCTGCCCACCATTGCTCGTGTACGCCTACCGAGGATCTCGGTTTCCGTAGTGATCCATCCGTTCGTGTCGAGCCAGGGGACACCCGCACCAACGATCAGCCGTCCGAACGCGTCCAGCTTGGCTTCATACGAACCGGTGGACAGGCGAGTGATCAAGGCGTCTTCGGCTGCATGGGTGAACGGGCATCCGTACGCGTTCTCAGAGCAGAGCGGGGGATGCATAAGCACCGGATCCCGGGTCCCGCTGAAGCGGATCGCGTGCATGGCCTGAGCCTGCTTCAGTGCATGGTCCAGCTGGGCGGCCGTCTTCGCCGGAGGCTTGTCGGGGCTCTTGGCTGGCTGGCCGTCTGGCGCCTTCCCAGCGTTCGGGGGACCAGTCTCCTCACCAGTCGTCTTTCCCTCGTCCTGCGGGGGATTCTGTCCGTCCTCGGCCGCTCCTGGCGGAGCGCCGCCGGTGGGAGCCTCCGGCACGACCGGTTCGGTGAAGATCCCCGCATGCGTGAGCGCCTCGAACGCCTCGCCGACCATGGCGGGGTTCGTCTGCGTCCGCAAGATCGTCTTGAGAAGCTGCGTGACTAGCACATCGCCTTCGGGGACGTCGTCCTCGTCGAACCCGGTCTCCCGGCGCAGCGCCTCGCCGTCGATCTCTCCCCGGTCGTACGCCAGCACGGCGTTTTCGGAGCGGTCCGGCCGGATCGCCAGCTCGCTCATGTCATACCAGACGACCCACTTGCCGACGTCCTTTTCCCCGGACGCGGCCAAGCGGGGCTGGAGGTATCCGACCGTGAGGCAGTGCGCGATCAGCTCCGCCATCGGAGCGATGTGCGTCTTCAGCGCCGCCTCGTCGAGGTTCCACGCGGTCCAGTGGTTGACGTTGCCCCGGCCGGTCATGATCTCGGTGGGGATGTCCATCTTGTTCGCCAGCCGCTCGATCGCGGAGTTACGGCGCTCGATGATCTTCTCTTCGATCTGAAGAGTGAAGTCGATGTGCTTGATCTTGTCCGCGACCTCGGACGGGACGCGGATCAGCAGGGGGACGATCGCGGAGGCGTGCCCGGGTTCTTTGATCGACTCAGCCGCGATCTCGACGAACTCCAGGGACAGGGCGTCGGGCTCGTCCTGGAACTCCTCGCGCACCGGGAAGGAGGCTTCCTCGGGGAGGATCAGCAGTCCGGCCATGGCGAGCCGTGAGAGGTACTCGGCTGTGATATGCCGGTTGACCAACTCCAGCTCTCGCATGATCGGCCGTGCCGATCGGGCCGGAGAGTCGGCGATGTGGTAATACCGGGGGTGCGGACGCCACACCCGGACCACGAGGGAGTTCTCCGGCAGCGGGATCCAGCGCACCGAGGGGATCCGGTCCCCGACGACCTCGAAGTGCCCTCCGGTCGCGCGGACCTCCTCGTTGGACCGGACCATCCACGAGAACGACTTCTCGGTGAGCTGCTCCCCGACGAGGTATCCCTCACCCGGCACGGACAGCTGGGTGACCAGTCCCCTGATCATCTGAGCCTGTCCGCCGACGCCACCGGCCAGGTCCCGCATGAGCGTGGCCGCGAGATCACTCGACTTGACGTCGGAGATCGAGGGTTCGTCAAGGTCGGGATCGAGCAGGGCAGCGCGGAACCGTACGCGGCTCATCATCTGGGAGAGCCAGGTCACTCCGGTGTTGAACTCCCCGAGGGCATCGAAGAACTCCCACGCTTCGCGCTGCCACGATTCGTCGGTCTTCATAAGCGGACCGCGCGGGGCCGCGACGATCGTCGCGGCGGCGGTCAGCGCGTCGGTGTCGGGCTGCGGCTTCGTCCGCCACGGTGCGTACCACGGCATGGTGATCCTCCCGGCCTTGATCGGCCACAGAGTACCGTGATCGGCTCGAATCCCCTCACGGGGTGGGGGCTCCGGCCCCCGCACTGTCGATGAACTTAGAGCACTCCAGCGCGGAATAACCCTCTCGGATGACCTTGAACGCATGATCGTACTTCACGGGATCCGGGGCAGCCTTCCGCCCGGCGGGGGACTCCGAATCGAGAAAGACCTGATACAGCGGGCACAGAGCTTTCTGACGGGTGGTCGTCTGGGCGACGTCCAGCCGGTTGGTCAGATGCTTGAGCTGCCAGCCACCGAACGCCATGGCGAACGTCAGGACAACATCGAGGATCAGGCCGGTGATTGCGACCACTGCGAGGACGCGGGTCTCATGAGCCTTTTTGGCCAGGGTGGTGAACTGGATTCCCTCGTCCTGGGCGAGCTTGTGAACCTTGTCCATCAGTCCGGTGGCCGCCTCGACGAGAGCTTCCACTTCCGCGTGCTCATGCTCCTGCATCGTTGGTGCTCCCGGGGGCACGGGGAGGATGGGTGGGCTGCTGCTCGGCTTCCCTCTTGAGAACCTTCGCGGCTTCCATAAGGTCATCGGCGAACTGCTTGAGTTCCTCGGACGTCCGGAGCATCTCCGCACGAAGACGCTTCGACTCGGCCAGGACACGATCGATGTGGCTCTGCTGGGGCTGCGCTGCCTCCATAAGATCAATCCCTGCGAAGCGCTGCCAGGGCGTTGGCAACTGCCTGGCTTGCTTCTGCGGTTGCGCGCGCTGACTGAGCAATTGTGGTGAGGTACTCATTCCTGACCGCCTCATTGATCTTGATCAGTTCGAGTTCCAGCCGATCACCGCGCTGCTTGTGGCTTTCCAGCTCGGACGTCAGCCTAGCGAACAGAACGCGGACAGCCGCCAGGGCCAGCAACGCCAGCAGACCCACCGCTCCGTACTGGAGCAGCAGGCCGGTTACTGGATCGGCTTCAGCGATCAGCATGAGCGCATTGTGGCATGAACGATCTGTCAGGAAGAATTGATCATCGCGACCCGGTGAAAAATTATGCAGCGTCTCCCTGTACGGCGTACGGGGCTGAGAAGTTGATAATACTCTGACCAGGCACTATCCCTATCTCGGAGGGGGTGGTGCGCGGGTACCGGGGACCTCAAAGGATCTCGTTAGACGGCCGTCTGTGGCTTTTCTTACCCTACGTATTAGTAACTTGTCTTATTATTACGCAGGGGGACCGGATAATCATTCACTCCGGTGTATGGGCATAACTGAGCCCCCGGCGGAGGGATCAGGACCGCCGGGGGCTTCAGACCCGGATAGGCACTCCCCAGGTTACCCGAACGGGCGTCCATTGGAGTTCATGGGAGGCATGGGCATACCGGCCGGAGCGATCGAAAGCGAGGACATCTGATCCACTTCGTCCTGCAACTGCTTGATCCACTTCTGTGCACTGGCCTTGTCCATGACCGCCGTCGTGGTCGAATTGGGGACACGGATCGTGCAGATCAGCAGATCACCCTGCGGCGTCTTGTGCCGCCCGGTGAACAGCCACGCCGGGACCTGATTCGAGACGCTCGGATGCGCAGGATCGTACGGGGGCGGGCCCTGCGGCTGGTCGGTCATTTGATCTTCCTCTTCTTCCTCCGAAGGATCTTAATCGCTCCGATACCCAGAGCGACCGTCCCGAGCGCGACCACGGCCGCAGGCCAGTTGATGTTCATGCCCACTCCCTCGACCCGAGAAGCGCCGCACCGGCCCACACCGCGCCGCCCATGAGCCACGGCCACTGGATCCCGATCACGCAGTCCGTGATCAGCACCAGAGCCCCGGAGACATAGGCACTCGCGCACCACGGGCAGATGATCAGTTCGGAGAGCCAGTGCGGGGACCAGGACACCCGGGTGACATACCGGGATGCCTTACCGCCGACATCCTTCGGCTGGAATGGAGCAGGTTTGTCCGGCTTCCTGATCTCTTCCCATTCTTTGTCGGTCAGAGGCCGCCAGCCTCCGGCCAGCCGGTCACGGATCCACAGCACCGGCGGGAACGTGTCCTTCGTGACCAGCCGGGTCACCCGGTAGGCGCACGCGGAGAGCATGAGCCAGAGCACAAGTTCCCTGATCACAGAGTGCCTCCCGGCCCGAAGATGTTGACAACCTTACGGCTTTTGTCCACTGGAGCAATGATGTTGAGCCGGTCACGTTCCTGCTTGAGAATGACCATGTACGGAAGTGGATCACCGTTGTCCCGGCGCTTCCGGGCCCGTAGCACGGCGCGCTGCTCCCGCCACTGCCGCCCCCGCCGCCTGCTCATGATCAGTGCTCCCGTCCTACCGGACGGGCAGGCCGGACAGGGTCCGACGTCATGAACAGGTACCGGTCAAAGGCCCGTCGGCCGGAGATCAGGAACCGGATGCCAAGGACGGCCACCCATACCCCGAGAGCTGCGGCCAACAGGCCAGCGATGATCAGAAAGCCGGTCATGCCACGAGCTTCCCGGCGGGCGAGACGCTCGCGGGAACCGGGTTCACCACGGTCTGACGTGTCACGAAGGATGCGACCAGGGCGAGGGATCCGAGGATCACTGCTTGCTTCTCGCTGGTCCAATCGAGACCGAACGCGGCGAGCAGGGAAAACAGCGCCGTGGCGATATGGGTGACGAGAGCGTTGAGCCCGTCGTGGAGCTTGATCGCGTTGTACACGCCGAACGCGAAGACGATCACCGCAGTGATGACACCCTGTACGTGCGGGGAGACGTCCACACCGAAGCCGGTGAGGACGCCGACGGCACCGGCCACGAGGCCGAGCCACATCGCTTGCTCTCTGCCGAAGATCTTGGTAACGCCCATGACCGGGTTCTCCTTCTGTGATGGTTTGAGCCGGACGGATCATAGCATCGGTCAGTGAGGCTCCTGCACGATCTTCTTCCGTGCAGCGTTGCTCCCGATCGATCCCGCTCCGGCAGGAGCAGTATGCGCCAGCTTCAGGTGCCAGGCATCCCACACCATGGCGTCGAGCCGGTCCGGGGACCAGTCCAGCTCTTCGTGCCAGGTGCAGAGCTGGTCCTCAAGATCGTCGAACACTCCGGCGTGGTGCCACCGGCCGTTGGCCGTGAGCGCCGACACCGGCTCCGCGCGTACCTTCTTACCGCGCGTGGCCGTCACAACCCGGATCGGGATGTTGTACCCGAGCTGTTCGCAGGCGCCCCGGATGGTTGCGATCGCCATGTCCCGGCCGTAGTTCTGCTCCACCACGATGTCGTCGGCTTCCCAGTCGACGGCCGCGCGCACGGCGCGCTTCCCCCAGCCCTCGGGCTTGAGGTGGCACGTACGATCGTCGAGGACAAAGCCGTTCATGAGCGGCTTCACCCGGCGCTCATCCGCACCCGGAGGAAGCCACAGCTGTTTGCCCGCTACCACGATCCCCTGCTCACCGGCGCCGCCGGACGGGTCGACCCCAACCGTGATCTTGCTCAGATCCGGCACATCGTCCGGGTTGATCCGGTACGCCTCGATCTGCTCGCGGACCCACAGAGCATTCTCATCCTGGTCAATGATCCGGCCTTCAAGCTCCTGAGCTGCCAGGGAGGTACCGGCGTAGCTCTCCAGCAGGGCTTCCAGGAAGTCCGGAGTCAGGTGGGGATTGTCCCGGGTCGTGGCGTGCGTGACGACCATGTTCCGGGGTGTCTTCTGCGCGAATTTCTTGATCAATGCACGTGGCCTCGGAGTGGTCGAGCCGACCCAGCGCGGGTGCGGACCGGTGCGGAGACCGAACCTCATCTGTGCATATGCCTGATCAAGGTAGCGCCAGGCTGCCATTTCCTCGCACCAGACGGCGCACGTGTTACCACCGGAGCGGAGCCGGTCGGTGTCCTCTTCGCTGTGCGCGCCGAACACCTTGGCCTCGGAACCGTTCGGCCAGTGGATCACCGTGCCACCGTCACGGGTGACCTTGACCGCGCGCGGATCATGGGCCCGGATGCCCGAAGGTCCCTCGTATCCGGAGCGCACCGCGTCACCGAGGGTGGGGCCGATGATCGCCATCCAGTGGGGAATGGGTCCCGGCATGCAGGGAGGACCGTTGACATGCTCGATCATCCAGTTCGCACACGCGTCCGTCTTACCAGCACCACGGCCCGCCAGAAGCAGCCAGCCGTACCATTCACCCGGTGGGGGAATCTGGTGCGGGAGCGGTGCCCAGCCCTCCGCCACCCGGCGCACGAGCGCTGCCATATCGTGCAGCCGCCGGGCGGAGAGCAGTGCAGTCGAGGGACCCGCCATGACGTCAGGCTAGATCATGTCGAGGCGGGTACCAGACCGGAGAGACTCGGAGGTGATCCCATGCGTCTGTTTCTGATCATCGTTGGTGCGATCTTCGCGGCCTGGCTGCTGATCGCTGTGATCATCCCCGCTCTTGGGCGGTGACCCCGAACAGCACAAACCCCTCCGGACCGGCAAGCCGTCTGCGGAGGGGTGTTGTGTGGGAGGGAGGATTCCACCTCCACCGGATCGCAGCCCTCGGATTCGAGTCGAAGATCCGGGCCAGTCGTTAGCCTGCGAAGGCACAGATTCCGAGGCGCTACCCTCGTCCCGTCCAAGTAGATCACCGTTGGCCAGCCACCCGAGCGGTTGTCTTCCGCCGACCGCACGTTCGGACCCCGTTCTGCATAGGGCCCTTCCGTCACGCCCCGACCGGGTGCCCCCGGTCGTTGGATCCAGCTTGAATGATCGAATCGGTCGTGTCAAACCTTCTTCGGCCCGGGGATCGTAAGCACCTGTGTGGGGTAGATCCAGTTCCCGTCCGCCTCGGCCCCGTGCTCCCGGGCCCACTCCTCGATCAGCGGCAGGTTCGCATGGAAGATCGCGGGCCACCCTCCCTCGACGTCATAGAGCTTCGCGATGTGGTAGAGCGTGTCTCCCGGCACGACGGTATGCGTGATTGTCCCGGCCTGCTGGACCGATGGTGAAACCTCGGGCGAGGTTTTTGGCGTGATCTTGGGCTTCGCCGGGGCGCTCTCCGGCTGGGCCCACTTGGGAACGCTCTTGTACAGCGTCTTCCCGGCCGGACGCACCGCGCCGAGCGCATGCCATGATCCCCCACCGGTGCGCGAGGAGAGCGACTGCATACCGACCCCACCGCCCGCGCGATGCGAGGACGTGTCGATGATCATCCCGTGTCCGGCATAGATCCCGACGTGGTTGGCGTACCCGTAGCTGTACCCGAACGCGATGATGTCCCCCGGCTGGAGGTGGGACAGGGACACGCGCGGGAGCCTGTGCCACTGATCGTTGGCGATCCGGGGGATGCTCACCCCGGCGTGATGCCATGCCTGGCTCGTGAGCCCGGAGCAGTCGATACCGCCCCGGCCGTTCCCGCCGAGCAGGTAGTGCGTTCCAATCATGGACTTCGCGTAGGCGACCGCGCGCGCCCCGGCGGGGATGGCCACCTTAGAGGTGCCGGAACTTGTGGAGGGGGGCGTCACGGCGCGTGGTGCCGCCTTGGGGACGCTTTCAGGCGCCAGGCGGGGAGCAGGGCCACCGCGCGTGAGACCGGCCCGCACAGAGCAAACCGGCCAGGCTCCCGGACCCTGACCGGAAAGAACCTTCTCCGCGATCAAGATCTGCTCAGCCTTGGTCGCGAGGTCCGCCCGTGGTGCGTACTTTCCTCCGCCGTAGGCAATCCAGGTGGAGCGGGTGAACTGGAGACCTCCGTAGTAACCGTTCCCCGTGTTGATGTGCCAGTTCCCGGAAGACTCGCAGGCAGCGACCTTGTCCCAGGTGCTGACCGACGCCGCGTTGCCAGGCGTGGCCGCTGCAAGTGCGAGTGTTCCGGCAAACCCGACGGTGCTGACAGCGGCAACGGTCTTGTGCTGTCGCGCCTTTCGGTGCGTGCCCATGGGACTGATCCTCTCCCGGTAGCTGCCCCCAGCCGCACAGGAGTCTAGAGCATGTAAAGGGATTGTCCCGATCCGGTTACAGAATCAGATCGTGATCTCTCCACGGATCGTTCAGCAGATCGCGCCACTCACGGTACGCGGCAGCCGATCGGAACTCCCGGCAGGAATAGAACGAACCTGTCCTTGGATCCCACCGGAGGAATCCCCGGGCGCAGTCGTCCTCGTGGCCGAACCGCAGAGCACACATGACCACATCACCGGTCGTCCGGTCGGTGATCGAACCCCGGCAGGGTTCCTCCCAGGGCTCCAGCTCCGGCAGCTTGTAGATCCTCACGGGGAGATCCTCACGGAAAAGGCCAGCTGATACTGAAGTGAAGTGATCAGTTTCGCGGTGTCTTCGGGAGTGATGATGACCTGACGCCACGTCTCCTCGTTGTGCAGGGCGAGGCGGATCTCCCCGGTACCGACGTTCACCGCGACGTCGATCTTCTCCTCGGGATGATCAGGATCTTCGCCCAGGCCGGTCACTTCGAGATCTAGATCACTGCTCCACATGCTCATATGCTCAGCCACTCCGGATGATCAAGGGTCCACTCGACCGTGCGCTTCAGAGAAGTGTCCAGGGCGACCGGTGGATACCATCCGGCCTCGGTGATCTTCGAACCGTCGAGCGCGTAACGGAGATCATGGCCCGGCCGCTGGCTGTGGAAGTCGGTGTGCTCGATCAGCGTCCCGACGTCACTGCGGCCCATGAAGTCACCGATCATGTGGATCAGCTCGATGTTGTCGACCTCACGTTCCCCGACGATGTTGAACCGGTCCGGCCGCGAGGAGCCGTCGGCGTACAGCGAGGGCGGACCCATGGACACCTGTCCCTCGGGTTCGAGATACCGGCGCGTGAGCCACAGCCATGCATCGGCCAGGTTCCGGGCGTGGAGGTAGAACCGGCTGCCCGGCTTGCCGGTCGGGCTGACGTGAGCGGTGATCGGCCGGTCGTGGAGGATGTTCCGGATAATCATCGGGACGAACTTCTCGGGATCCTGCATCTCACCGATGATGTTCATGGTGTTAGTGATCACCACGGGGAGACCGTAAGTGCGCCACGCACTGATCAGGTACGCCTCCTGCATGGCCTTGCTGGCACTGTACGGATTGGACGGGGTGACCACGTCCCACTCCCGGTGCGCGTAGTCCTCGGGGGCCGGTCCGTACACCTCGTCAGTACTCATCTGGAGCAGGAGCTTAGGCCGGATGATCTTAGCCACCTCGACGAGGTTGAGAATCAGCGCCGTGTTGTTGCTCACGAACTCGACCGGGTGCTTGATCGACCGGTCCACGTGGGACTCGCTGGCCACGTTCATGATCACGTCAGCGCCGTGCAGCGCGTGCATCACGGTGAAGCCCGGCATGGTGGTCATGTCCCAGTGGATCACCGACACCCGCCGGGTCCACTCGGGATTGGTGCAGATCGACTGCTCGACACGCTCCGGCAGCCCCTTGTGCTTGAAACTGATCGGAACGACGATCTCCCAGTCGGTATGCATGAGCAGATGGCGGAGCACGTGGGAACCGACGAACCCGGACGCGCCGGTGAGAATGACCTTCACTTCTTTCCCCTCGGCTTCCTCGGCGCGCGCTTCGTGACTGCCCTGGGTTTGTGCGCAAAGGCATGACCGCAGTGAGTACAGAGATCCCCGTCCCGGTCCGTCTCACGATGTGCACAGTCCACGATCTTGAACTGCGACCAGACCCGGCCATGATCATCTTCCAGCGGTTCGACCTCCTCGAACACGAAGCGCGGATCCTTCGTGGCCGATTCGAAAAAGGTACGGGTCTTCAGCTCGTCGAGATCCACATAGTTGGTCATGAGTCGATCCAATGCTCAGAATCACGTCCGTATGTCTTCTGATTCGCCGGGGTCCACTCAACCAACCGGCCGCCGGTCCAGATCAGCCGCTCGGGGTGCGCCGTACGAATGATCTCCGGCTCGGTCCACTGGGTGAGCTTCTCTGTCCGTATCCCGGCCCCGTTGAGCGGCCCGTATGTTTGATCGAGATCCTTGAGCGGATCCTGCTTCTCGGCCAGCCGGTCAACCTCGGCCTGAATCTCGTCGAGCTTCACGTGAGCCGGTACCGGTCCGGAGATCAGCCGATAGACCAGAGCCCATCCGAGGTAGAGCGGCCACATGGCCAGCCACTCAACACCCTCACGGATCGCCAGTTCATGAGCCCGGTCATGTCCGATCTTCCCGCCGTAACAGCGCGGCGCCGGAGCACCGTAGATTTTCCGGTACTCCGCGCGGTACGCCTTCCGGGCGAAGACGAAGCACATGACGAGATAGGCGAAGCTCACCCCGGAAACGATCAACCCGCCCATGTCACACATCCTCGGGTCCGACCGGCGACCAATGCGCCGCATCGTGCACACTCTGATGATCGGCAGCCATCCGGGACATCTCCGCCAGGTGGGTGCGGTACGCCTCCAGCAGCATGACCACTTCGTCCACGCTGTAGCCGTGGAACGTCACGTTCCCCTCCACCCCGATTTCGAAGATCTGATGGGGCACGGCCGACTTCATCAATCCCAACGCTTCCCGGAAGCTGGGGAGCTGATCATTCATGGGGTGTACCCCGTCCACGTCAAACCCTTGCCACGAGCCCATGCGAGCGTGGCATCGAGGTGTGCCTGATTACTGATCACCAGCGGCGGGACCGTCACCGGCTGGGTCACGTCACCATCCTGGCTCAGCAGATACACCATGTCCGAGGACCGGACCTTGAAGTATCCATTGATCCCCCAGCCGTCGCCCCACGAGTTGTAGCCTCCGAGCACGTCGCCGGAGGTACCGACCTGGAGACCGGACACGCACAGCTCATGGCCGCCCGCCTCCCCGCTCTTGGGATCCACGATCAGGAAGCCGTCCGCGTCCGTCTCGAACATCGAGTTGTACCAGACCGTCCCCCACAGAACCGGACCGTTCTGGAGCGCCGCACGCATGGCGTCGTAGCTGAAGGCATGGGTGTACTTCGAGATCAGCCCCAGTTTCACCAGGGCTTTGGATACCCCGACACCCGAGGAGCCGGTGTCGTCGGGCGGGTATTCCCCGCTGAACTCGTCGAGTGATGTGCCGACCGAGTAGATCTGTACCGCGAGCGCCTCGTCGACCGGCACGGACACGACCCCCGGGGAGTTGATCGGAGTCACGGTCCGGCCGGTCCGCACCGCGTTGTCCGTACCGATCCATCCGGCCGCCGCGTTCCCGGTGCACGAACCGAGACTCCCTTGATCGAACACGGGAACACGCCGGATCCAGCTCTTGGATGAAATGGCCGCCTTGGGCAGCACCGGGAGAGCGAACGCGAAGGAGCGCGGGTCGTGTTCGACCCTCCGTCCGAGAGGATACGGGGTTGTCATGCCGGATACTCCTGACGGTAGAGCCGGTAAAGATCACACGGAGGAACGTAGCCCGGCCACCGGCCGTCATCGAACAGATGCCAGCCGCCCCGCAGCGCCGTCTCGTCGGCCAGCTGAGAGCAGATCATGTGCTTGGTCGACATGATGTAGCTCTTCAGGTGGGGCGCGGGGATGTGGAGATGGTGCAGCGCGATGGCCTGATAGTCGAGCCAGGAGTAGGGCGTACGTACCAGCCCGCGCGCGGCAGTCGCCACTCCGTCCCGGAACTCCTCGGGGCACCGGAGATAGAGCGTCTGATCGTCACGATGCCAGTTGACCACGTGGCGCGCACCGTCCGGCATCGCCTCGACAATCCACGTGACAGTGGGGCTCACCTCGGTCACCGTGAATGCGTGCTGCTTCGCGTCCCATGGGCACCCCATGAGCTTCTGCGCCGCCTGGATCCCCTTCCCTCCCCACCCGCTGATCGTGGTGATCCCGATGTCTCCGGGCTTGGGTGTGTACGGCAGGCTCACCACGGCTTCTCCTTCGTTCTGCATGATCAAGGGAATACAATCTCCGGAGTGTCCCTCGGGACACGCACAGATCCAGTCACCCACCCCGACGAGATGGGGACTCATCCGGTCTTCCGGACGAACTTCGGGGTACGGATCACGGTACCGATCCTCCGGTCACGGCCGGTGAACGTCAGTTCCCATACCGCACCGTCAAGGACATGGCCACAGGGGACCAGTGCCATGTCTTCCATCAGCCCCAGGGTGTTGAACTTCCAGTTCAGGCCGACGAGGAGTGCGTCACAGTCGGGGCAGCGGATGTTCTGATCCTCACTGAATGCCCAGTCAGGATCAACATTCGGATCTTCTTCGGTGGGTTCAGTCACAGCGTCAGCCTCGGGGTCAGGCCGTGCCCCCGGGCGATGAGGAACGCCTGCTCAGCCAGTGCCCGGCAGCGTGGCGGAAGGATGTCAGCATTCTGCCCCTTGATCCTTGCGTCGATCATCGCATGCACATTGAAGTGGCACGTGGGGCAAAGATTGATCATGGGAGTCTCGACCAGTACTCCGGCCTGCTCGAACCATGACTTGGGGCAGATGTGGTGCGCATTGATCACGGCGCACAAATGCCCTTTGTACAGAGCACAAGGTTGAAGAGTGATCCGGTTCTCGATGATCACCAGCTCAGCGGGAATCCGCATGCCTATCCTTCGGTCGGTCGGATATCATGCGCATCATACGTCGTTGGTAGGGGTGACGCCCGAAAGGCGGCGGGCAAAGGGACAGTGATCACGGGTTACCGGGTGTCTTCCCGTCCCCCGTGGCCGACCCCTGGCGGAGACCGTCACACCTCCGAGGCACCCGGGTCTGCTGCGGCTGGCACCAGCAGGCTTCAGTGTGAGTGGCGGCGCCTAGTCACTAGCACGAGCGCGCCGCCCGCACCGACGAGGACGACACCGAGACCGATCGAGCGGACCGGGTGACGGTGGATCATGTCTCCGGCTCCGGTGTGCGCCAGCTCCGAGGGGCTCGCGCTCGGGGTGGCCGCCGGGGTGTTCGTGTCCCCTTCGCCACGGAGATCCGCGTACAGGTCCGTCTTCACCGGCTCGCCGGGGTTTCCCTCACAGGCGATACCGTCCCCGTCGGTGTCGAGGTGCAGCGGGTCGTATTCATCGCTGATGATGATCGGGCGGGCGAAGTTCTGGCACGCTTCCGGATCCACCGTGGCGGAGGCCGAGACAGCCGGGACGAACACGGCTGTGAGGACCGCGCCGGACACGGCGAGTTGCTTGATCATTGGGGCTCCTAGATCCAGAAGCGCTGTGCGCCCCTCTCACAGCCCAGGACGCCGACCGCGCGGGGATGGTTGCACCCGCCCTGGATCAGGCAGGAGACGGCAGCCGAGGACGCCTCACGCCGGGATCCAGCGTCCCTCTCGGATAAAGCCGTGGTTCCCGCAGGAGCAGAGCACGCTCGGCGTGATCGTCAGGGGATCCCAGCACTGGACGTCCCATGTCGTGGCGTTCGGGGCCACCTCCCGCTGCACCTCACCGGCGAAAGTCACGAACCCGGCGCACGGCTGGCCGGTCTCCGCGTTCGTGTGGAAGATCAGCATCCCCCACTTCTCGACGTCCGGCCTCAATGCGTGCTGAGGGTTCAGTTCACGGTCCGGTGCCCATGCCGAGTACTCACCCCGGTGTCCGTAACCGAGATCGAAGGAGTGCTCTCCGGGAGTGAAGCCGTCAGACATCCGGATCCTCCACGACTTCCGCGTCCACCACTTCGAGCCGCGCGGCTGCGGTCTCCAGTGCGAGCATGCGCTGTTGCGGCTCAAGGCCGAGAGCTTCGACGGCCGCGAGGACCGCCTCCGCCACGAGGTTGGACTCCACGTCGGCGCGCGCCGTCAGGGCGATCTCCAGCTTTTTCGATGCCTCGATGCCGTGCAGCGCCGCCCACTGCGACTCGATCCGGAGCAGGGACTGAATCGCGGCCAGGATCGGACCGGCATCCTTGAGCGGCACGCCGTTGTCATCCCGGACGATCACACCCTGCTGGACCATCGGATGATCAGCAACGAGGATGGCATGGACGCGCTTCCGCATGGCGTCGTACCGCATGTCGGACTGAGCCACCATCGACTCAAGCTCTTTGTTCGTCTCCCGGGCCAGCCTCTTGATGTGCCGGTCCACGGCCGTCTGCGCTGTCTGGGCGGAGCTGAACCCCGTTGCCTTGGCAACTTCGTCCCAGGTCAGACCGACGACAACCTTCAGGTGAGCGGCCTGCTTGATCCTGTCGAGGCGTTCCGGGTCTCGGTCAGGAGGTCGGGGCATAGATCATCATCTCTTCCGGATTCACCTGTATGCCGACGGTCCGCCGACCATTTCCAGCAGGTCCCGCCGGGTGGTCGGCTCCTCGTAGACGCCGGTGAAGGAACCCGTCACCATGACCGCGCCCGGCTTCCTCGCGCCCCGGTGGGCCAGGCACCCGTGTTCACTCCCGAGGATGCACGCGGCACCTTTCGGCCGGAGGTAAGTCTCCAGTGCATCGGTCACCTGTTTGGTGATCTGCTCTTGAGTCTGGAGCCGCCGGGCGTAGACGTCGAGCAGCCGGGGGAGCTTCGAGAGCCCGACCACCCGGTTGCCGGACGGCATGTACGAGATCATGGCGAATCCGGAGAACGGGAGCAGGTGATGCTCACAGACCGAGATGAACGGGACGTTCGTCACGCTGATCGGATAACCGGAGTTCTCCACCTCGAACGTCCGGCCCAGGATCTTCTCTGGGTCCTGGTCGTAGCCCGAGGTGAACTCGTCCATGGCGCGCAGCCACCGGTCCGGGGTCCCGTCGAGTGACTCGGAGTCCGGGTCGAGACCGCGCCACTCGAACCACCCGCGCAGCCCGGTGCGGAAGTGGTCGGCCGCCGTCGGCGCTGCACGTCCTACCGCCAGATCATCCATGATCAGTGACCTCTCGTGTTGCCCCACACCTGGATATGCAGCCGGGTGGTCACGTTGTACCCCGCCGCCACCGCCGCATCGGTGATCATAGCGAGGTGATGGTCGATCTCGTCCCGGTCCACACCGAGCGGCATGACCCACACGTTCTCCGGTCTGATCTGGAATATCTTGACTAGCCGCTGCACCTCCGCCACGTGGTCCGGGGTGGCACACACGAACTTGAAGATCACCCGATCCTTCCACTCACCGGGATGATTCATCAGCAGCTGGTACGCGCCGATCGCTTCCGGCACGATCCGTGCGTTCTGCGGATCACCGGCGTGCATGAGCTTGGGGGACACGGTAAAGCGGTGCACCCAATCCCGGCTGGCGCGGTTCGGGATGACCGTGCCGTTCGTCTCCACCTCGACCCTGATACCCGCACCGGCCAGCGATCGGAGCACCAGCTCCCATGCCGGTTGCTTCTGGTGGAGCAGGGGCTCCCCGCCACTGATGATCACGAAGTCCACGTCCATCGCGATCAGCTGATCGACGATCTCGGCCCACGTCATCCGGGTGCCCTGCTCGGACAGGTCGTACTGTGAGGCGTCCCACGTGTACTTCGTGTCGCACCACGAGCAATGCAGGTTGCAGCCCATCAGCCGGAGGAACCCGCACCGGCGCCCCAGGCTGGCACCCTCGCCGGACACCGTGGGCCCGAAGATCTCGGATACGACCAGGCTCGGGAGTTCGGTCATGGGCGGTACTCCGCACAACTCGTCTCGGTCTCGCTGATCCGCACCGCTGCCAGGCTGGACGTCACTCCGAGGGTGAGCCCGGGGATATGGGCGTAGCGCACCACGTTGTAGATCATCTCGGCCAGATGCTCCGACGTCGGCGCTGTGTCCTCGTCGAGCCCCGACTTGATCCACCACGGACCGAGCACCTTGTTCAGATCCTGGTGATCCATCGTGTCGTCGATCCACTTCTTCACCGGCTTGAGATCGCCGAAGTCGGCCACGAAGCCGGGGATCACCAGGCCATCCGACTCCAGCACGAGAGTCACCCGGTAGGAGTGCCCGTGCGCTCTGCCGCACTGATGTCCCTCGGGCAGCCCGGTGAGGTGGTGCGCCGCCTCGAACCGGAAGGACTTGAAGATCGCGTAGCTCATGACTCGTACTCCGTCGGATCGGTCATGCCTGCCAGCTCGAACGCCTCGCGGCGCTCCACACACGTACCGCACTTCCCGCAGTGAAGATCGTTGCCTTTGTAGCACGACCAACTGAGGTGAAGCGGAGCCTGGAGCAGGCCGCCGGTCTCCGCGATGAACGTCTTGTCCTTGTGCAGGAACGGTGTCTCCAGCCGGGGTGTGTGGAAGCCCTTGAGCGCATGGGTCATGGTCTGGCGCAGGCTCTTGACGAACTCCGGTCGGCAGTCGGGGTACACCGCGTGGTCACCGGCGTGCATGCCCATCGCGATCACGTCGGCCTCGGCGCTCGACGCCACCCCGATGGCGATGTTGGCCATGATCGCATTACGGTTGGGCACCACGGTCACCCGCATCGACTCGGCGGTGTAGTGCCCGTCCGGCACATCGAACTCCGGGTCGGTGAGCGCGGAGCCGGTGAGCAGGTCCCCGAGGTGGGACAGGTCCATGACCTGATGACTGACCGGAGCGATGTCCAGTCCGGCGAGATGGTCGGCCACGTTGGCAGCTGCCCGGAGTTCCTTCACGTGGCGCTGGCCGTAGTTGAAGCTCAGAAGGCCGAGTGCGTAGCCCGACTTCAGGTACATCGTGGCCAGGGTGGTGGAGTCCATGCCCCCGGAAAAGCAGATGATCGCCTTCACAGCAGTCCTTCCCTCGCCACTCTGACGATGGGTTCGATGTCCACGTAGCTGTCGTTGATGTTGACGAAATAGATCTTCGTGCCGGTCACTGCACACAACGGGTCACCCTCCAGCGGAGTGGGAACGTTGTGCCGGGCACGGAGGGATCTTTCCATGGCGATGAACGAGCGCATGGCCACGGCCGTGATGTCCACCCGGTCCTCGTCGAAGTGCTCCGTGCCGCTGACCATGAACCCGGGATCGGACACACGTCCCGGCTCGATGCCGTACTTCCTCAGTACGTGGGCGTAACGGCGGACCGAGGCCAGGTCACGGAAGTGGAACGACCTGAGTGTCTGCCTGCGGTCGTCCCACATGTACATCAGGCACCGCTTCCTCGGGAACATGTAGCTGCTGGAGTCGGCCGAGTAGAACGGAAGATCACGCAGAAACAGTGACCCGGTGCAGCCGAACCCGTGGAGCGCCGTACCCGTCTTCTTCGCGACCAGGTGCGCCTTGATCATCCATCGCATCACCTGGGGCCGGTTGCGGTTGGCAGCGCCGAACGCGAGGTAGGGCACCATGCCGCCGAGAGCCACGTACGGGTGCTCGTCACACATGGACCGCAGCACGTCGAACGGTTCACCCACGTGGAACACCGGCATGATCTCGTGACCCTGGGCCCGGAGGTACGCCAGGTTGTCCGCGCCCTCGATCGGATCTCCGATTACGTCGAGGTTGGACTTCACACTCAGCAGGTGATCCCACTGGGCCAGCCACGTAGCATAGTCCTCACGGTTGATCACCGCGCCAGACGCGTAGGCGGAGTATGCGCCGGAGTCCGCGAACAGATCGACGCTGCCGCCGAACCGTTCCACGAGGTGATCGAGGTCGGTGTCCCGGTGGAAGTGGTAGCTCACCAGGACACGGATGCTCATCCGGCAGCCTTACTGATCAGGTAGGCGAAGCGGGAGGCAGGGTCACCCGGGTCGTCGGCGTCCTCGGTCAGTTCGATGAACCGGTCACGCAGCTCGGGTGAGACACGGAAGCTCAGCACGGGGAGCACCGGCGTGGCCTCGTCCTCCACTTCGCCGTACTCCTCGGCCAGCTCTTCCAACGTGGGCGGCTCCTGCGGCATGTACAACCGGAGATCGTCCGCCGTGTATCCGGAGCCGGTGAGATCCTCGATGCTCATGAGCAGATCGGCCAGTGCCTGATCATCCCGCTTGCTGAACTCCGGGATCCGGTTGTCCGCCACGTTGATCTTGACGGCCTCCTCGTCGGTGCACTCGAACACCTCGCACCGTGGCTTGCCGGTCCACTCGTCCTCACCGCACAGCATGCAAGGCTCTTGGTCGTCGTCCCGGCCGCGCTCGTACTCGCACTGTCCGGCGCCGTGCTCGACCATGGCCAGCTTCGTGTGATTGCCAGCCATGATCACGTACCGGCCTTCGACCTTACGGACGATCAGGGAGCGGTACTGACCGTTGGCCGCCAGTGACGCCGAGATCATCGGGACGTTGCCGATGTTGGCGTTACCCGGGAACAGCTCCAGTTCATCCAACGGGATCTTGTGATTACCGAGGAACTTGATCACTGCTCAGCCCTTCGCCGGTCCGTATCGGGCTGATCATAGGCTACGGCGCAGCTGATCCGTTTACGGTACGGCGGAGCCACCAGTGGACCGCCCCCGCGATCAGGAACGCCCACCCAGCTGCGGCTGCCACGTTGGCCGTTGTCCTCACGGCCTGTGATCGTTCTTCTTCGTGTCGTGCGGAGCCCAGCCACACGCCATCTTCCGCGCGCACTCCGGGCAGCCGTTGTAGCCCATGAGCCTGCCCCACAGGCTGATCATGTTCCAGCACCATGCACACGTTCTCGGCCACAGCCGCCGGGGGATCACGGGCACTGGGTCAGCCCCTTCGCCAGGTGCCAGCCCTGGTGCTCCATGCACCACACCGTCCGGCCGTACGTCCAGTTACCCCGGCGCCACTGCCTCAGCAGCTTGCCCCGGGCCTGGACCCTGCTCGGATAGAACCATTCCTTGCGGCACATGATCCCTCACTTGCCCACCTTGATCAGTTCAACGTTGCGCGCCTCGGTCAGCGCCTGCTCCCACCCCGCCAGCTCCTCGGGCTGATCACCGTGGTTGGGCCACAGCATCCGGATCAGTGCCTCAGCAGGGCGCAGCATGGACCACCTGACCTCGGCCGGATCGAACCACCACGACGTGCCCCCGTTGGCCTGGCGGGGCACGTCACCACTGAGGATGAGAAGCGGAGAGTGGTACAGGTTGATCTCGGATGCCACCTCGAACTCGCGGGCGTTCGGCCATGGGCCCTTGATCTCGATCCAGAACGGGTCACCCCGCCGGGGCCAGATCTTGAAGTCGGGCACGTACACCCCGGACGGAAGATCGAACTTCACCGGCTCGAACTCCCAGCTGAGCCCCAGCTCGTCGAACACCGCCGACCACTGGCCCTCCAGCATGGAGCGGAAGGTGATCGACGGGTACTCCGGCCGCCGCGCCCTCATGGGTTGATCACCTTTCCGCATCGCAGACAGATCTTGCTGAACCATCCGGCCGCGTCCGTTCCATCGTGGTGCAGACCGAGACGGCATAGCAGGCGGCCGAACCGGGTGGGCGGGAGCACCCCGCCTCCGCCGATCATGCCGTCACCACCAGCCACGAGTAGAGGCAGGACAGGCACCGGGCCACCGTGCCGGACGGGGAGATCTTGACGTCCTCGCTCCGGCAGTGCGGGCATGTGATCTTCACTCTGTGTCCTCCCAGCTGTTCCGAGCGGTGACCGCTGCGAGATATCCGATCACACAGCAGTCGACGAAGTCTCCGGGGTCCGGCACGAACGGGGCGGCGGAGAGATACACCACAGCGATCATGGCCAGTACCCAGCTCACGTCAGCCGCCGGTGCAGCTCGGCCCGGAAATGCACGGCGGTGATCACGGTGAGGAAGAGCACGAAGAGCGGGGGAACGTCCCATTCGATCCACCGGCACAGCGCGATCCTCATGAGCTTGTGGAAGCCCAGGAAGATCACGCAGATGGCTGCCGCCATGCTGATCATGCTTCTTCACCCTCGTCGATGGCGCGCGCTGCTCCGGCCAGGTCCAGGCAATCGCAGACCCGACCGGTTCCCGGCGCCAGGAAGGCGCACCGGCCGCCGTTCACCGCATGCTGCGGGTGACCGCACGCACCGCACAGTTCGATCTCGTTAGACGGCCGCCTGTCCAAGAGCTCCCGGTGACACCGGCACCACCGGCACGCCTCGGCAGAGGGGTAGTGCCGACCGGCGCACGGGCACTCCCTCGGATCATGGGTGAGCGCAGCACGGGCCTCCCGGGCCTCGCGCTCCGCCTCGAACAGCTCGACCCGCTGGAGATCACCGAGACCGTCCGGCGCGTGCACGAGCCCCTTTTCGATCAGCTCCCGCATCCGGGCCGTGGACGCGGTGCTCTTGCCAGCCCGACGGGAATAGAGCACGAGCCCGTCCGGGGTGGCCGGATCGATTCCGATCTTGATCTCTTCCGGAATCTCCGGCTTCATGATCTGAATGATGCCCCGGGCCTCACTCTCATGGCGTACCGGCTGCGCCGGATCATGTCCTACACGTGCGCGCGGAACGGTCGTATCTGTCCCTGCCCCGGCATGGATCCGGCACCATGTGGACCATGATCCACCGAGTGCCTTGGCGATCTTGTACCAGACAATCTTGAGCCACAGGTAGATCACAGCTGGACTCCCCTCGCGCGCAGCCGCTGCTCGCCGATCACCGCGAGAGCCGTCAACCGGTCCCCGGCCCATCCCTCGGCCACAGCCCGATCGTAGATCTCGGCCGCCCGGTCCTTCGTCTTGACCACGCTCATGCGGATCATCAGCTCGTCAGGCTCCGGAATCCTTGCCATGACCGGCTTGAGCGGTCCCTTGTACCCGTCGCGTCCAAAGCTCTTGACCACCCCGAATCCACCGTGCTCGCTCACCACGTTGCCCGGGAGGGTGACCCAGTCACCGATACCGACCGGCCCGACCTTCGCCGGTACGACGTATGCGTAGGTCCGCCGCGCGGTGGCCCCGGCAATCCTCACCTGAACGACTTGCTCCGCCACCCCGGCGGTCGCGCGTCGTACGATCTCTGTTCCCATGATCCCTGCCTATCTCTCGTCTGTCTGAATCATACGGCCACCCCGGTTGATCAGTCCTTGCGGTAACACTCACCCCAGTTGTGACCGGACCGGCTCGCACCCCACGTGAACGGGACCCCGCCCTTTTCGATCGTCATGTCGGAGATCACCATGCGCTTGACGTCCTCCACGTCCGCCTCGGGGATGCTCATCACGATCTCGTCGTGCACGATCACCCGGAGCATGGGGATCAGCTCGGGGTGGTTCCGCTTCATGGTCAGCAGGCCCTCCGCCACCACGTCCCGGGTCATGCTCTGACCGTGACCGGCCGGAGCCTGTGTGTACTCGCGGCCCTCGTCGCACCGGAAGTGACGCCCGAACCCGTTGTCGAGCAGCGCGCGTCCCTCGGCCCGGATCCGCACCTCGTGCTGCCAGTCGACCACCTGCCCGAACTGTCGGCGCATCGTCTCGTCGACCCGCTGCGCCGCCTCGAACGTGATCCCCGGGGTTCCGGCCAGACCGTTGACCGAGCGGCCGTACAGCCACCCGAGGTCACAGCTCTTGGCATGGAACCGGTACGGGTCGTCATGGCGGCCGAACGCGAGATCGCTGATCTCGTTGTGGATGTCCCGGGCAGGATCCTGCATGATCGCCAGGAGTCCCGGGTCCTGCGAGTGGAACGCCACGCACCGGATGTCCACCTGATCCGCGTCGAAGCTCACCAGGACGTGACCGGGGTCGGGGAGCATGTAAATCCGGTCAGAGTCCTCATAGCTCTTCTTCAGCACAGTCACCCCGGGCTCGGTCACCGACCACCGGCCGAACGCCTGGAACGGCTCGAACTTGGGATGGACCCGGTCCCCCATGGTGCAGCGCATGATGTTGGCCGCGTTGGACCTCAGCCCGTTCATGTCCTGGACGGAGCGGATGATCAGCGCCGCGTCCGCCATGCCCTCGGCCTCCGCGTACTCCAGTGCCTCGGACATCAGCTCTTTGCCCAGGGAGAGCGTTCCGTCCTTGCCCCGGTCCCACTGGTCGAGGGGGAAGCCCATGGCCTTGAGCGCGTTCTCGAACGCGATCTTTCCGGCGGCCGTGCGCTGCGGCGCCTTGCTGACGCTCTTGCCGTCCTTCGTGTGAGTGGGGAACCCGTACTGCTCGTGCAGCATCGTCCGGCCCTTCGCCAGCTCGGCCGCCTGCTCCGTGATCCGGCGCTCCAGGGCGGGGACGTCCACCCGGAAGCCTTCGATCGTGGCGCGCGCCGTGATCGCTGCGACTTCCATCTCCCGCCGGTCGTAATCGGTGAGCGGAAGGACTTCCGCAAGGCGGAGGGCTTTGATCACGTCGTCTTTGCAGTACTCGTGATAACGGGGGTCGGAATACCGGATGTGGCCCCAGCCGCCGTATTCGTCGGCGAGCTTCTTTCCGAGGTCCGACTTGTGATCACCGAGGTGGCGCTGACACAGGCTTTCCAGGTTGTACCGCTTGAAATGCGGTCCGGCTTTCGTCTCCCACGAAGTGGGGGGATCCGCCTGGAATGCCACGAACCGGATGTCGTGCGCACGGGGAATGGTCTGCTCGACCGGGATTCCCTCGTGGACATCGAGGGCGGGGAGATCGAACAGCGCGAGGTTGACCCCGACGATCGTGTTCGGGCCGGAGATCCTTTCCAGTACCTCGGCGCGGCCGGTCGCGACGTCGTCCATGGGTCCCGTGCCGACGAGGCGGACGTACGGACCGAGGACGACCGGCTCGTGACGGAAGAGATCATCCGCGTCCCATGCCTCAAGGTCGAGCCCGACCGGCACGGAGGGAGCCGGGGGCTCATGATCGGCGAACGGGTCGGGGAGGTATTCCTCCGCCGGTGTGGGTTGTGCACCAGCCGGACGCACCTTCTGACCTGCTGGTGTGGGAAGTGTGGGCACATCTTCACTTTTGCCTATGGGCGGGAGTGTGCCGGAGGGGGCCTCACCGCCGGTGTCCTGGTCTGTCCGGGTTTCTATCGGAGATGTCCCGGTTTCATCTGATTCAGAATCGGACGTTTCGGAAGTGTGGGGTGGTGTAGGACATTTGGGATTCTCCTGGTAACCCCTAGGCGATGACTCAGTTGACTCGATCCGACCAAGATCATCTTTCTGGATCACACACTCTGTGCCGCCTATACCCTTTACCAGGGAGTGTGGGTCACTACCCACACCGCGCACATCGGATGAAACCGGACTATTTCCAGTAGAAACCGGGACATTTGCACTGTCCTGGTTTGCCCCAGGTGTGGGTTCCTTGTCCGGATTGTCGGTGTTGGTTGCCCGGACGGTGACAATCTCTCGGTCCTCCCCGATGTGGGTTGTTACGTTCAGCCCTGCGTTCTTGTTCCGGTGGGAGAGTCGGACATCTCCCACACCCGGGATGGACCGGAGCCGCTCGGAGAATTTCGGACGGCTCATCACGTTCGCCGGGGAGTCATCGCGTGCCCAGATCTTGAATGCGGTGTAGAGCGAGGACACCGAGTCACCGGCCTCGGGCCCGACCATCCGGCCGACCGCCTCGGGGTGCACGTCGCACCGCAGAGCCACCCAGCGGGCGACGCGGTCCGACGAGGTCTCGAACTCCTTCTGAGCGTCCGGGTCCGAGGGGAGATAGAGACCGCGCTCGGAGAACTTCCGCCAGGCTCCGACCCACCGGCGCAGGATGCCCGGCAGCTCTTCGCGGATCATCCGCTCTTCGATCTCCGGCTTTTCGTTCCCGGCGAACGACCGGTCGAACTTGAAGGGGGCGATGCGCTGTACATAGGCCCGGGAGGTCTCACTCACAGTGGGAACCTCGTTCGCACTGAAAGCGAAGAGAGCCCGATTGGTGAAGGTGAACGTCTTCCCGTATTTCCGGTTCGCCTGGATCGGATCCTCACCGGTGAGTCTTTTGAAGAGCGAGACGTCCTCGATATGTGCGGCCGGTACTTCCGAGGCGGAATTGAGCATCTTGCCGTACAGCTCGGCCGCCATGAAACGGTCTTCCACGAGCTGGTGCAGACCGACGGCGGAGGTGTTGAGCTTTCCGGCGATCTCCATCATGATCCGCAGGAACGTCGACTTCCCCGAGTGGGTGGGGCCGAACAGGAACGCCTGCTTCAGTGGGGTACGGCTCGGGTCCAGCATGGTGGAGGCGATCTCTTCGAGTGCCTCGGCCTGGCCAGGGATCACGTCGTACAGCCACGCCTCGTACGTCGGGCAGACCGCGTCCGGGTCCCACCCCACCGGAATCTGAACGGTGCTAAGATACTTCGGATCATGGGGGAGCATCTCCCCGGTCCTCAGATCGATCATGCATGAAGCCGTGTTCAGGAGAGGCTCCGTGGCCTTGCCTCCGACCCGGAGTCCCCGTCCGGACAGCTCGCCGATCAAGAACTCTTCGATGGTCTGGCGCCACTGCGGCCGGTAGTCCTCCCCGAGCAGATCTTTGACCTTTTCGAAGAGCGGTTCCTTTCCGACGTCGATCCGGAAGGCGCCGTTGCGGTACAGGGCGATCATGGATCCGGCCGCGAGCGCGGCGGGCTGACTGTCCAGTGCCGCCAGGGCCGTGGTGCGCGCGAGGAACTTCCCCTGATCATTGAAGTACTTGCTGTTGCTCTTCCGGTTGGGAGCGCGGCCGAGCTTGGTCGTGGCAAGATCACTGATCCGCTGAATGTAGCTGGTCCGCTTGTCCTTCGGCCTCCGCCCGAGAACATCGTCCAGTCCCTCTTTGTCCTTCGCTCCGGCCAGCTTGGCGAACACGATCTCGTCCGCGCCCTCGACCTCAAGAGCATCCTTGAGTCCGGCCGCCGCGTCGTAGACACCCCGGTTCGAGGTGAAGTCCGCGTCAAAGAGAATGATCACTCTGCGGCCGTCGGCCCAGGTGAGATCCGTCCCGATCCAGTTGTTGCAGCCGGGGACCGCGACCACGCCCCACCCCTCCGGTGCCCAGGCCGCCGCGCTGACCCCCTGCTTGGAGCCCTCGACGAACAGATACGGATCATCACTGTTCCGGGGCGTGCGGAGGTGGTTCAGGAACGTCCCCGACTCCTTTGGAGCCAGGTACTTATGGGTCTTGCCGTCCGGGGTGGTGATCGCTTCGTCCGGCCGGTACTGCGGGATGTCCCGGTCAAGATCCTTCCAGGTGAAGATCATCCCCCTCTCGGCCTCACCGAGGAAGCCGTTCCACGGGCCGTAGATCTCGTCAGGGATGTGCTCCGGCTCCGCCACGGCCGTGATCCCGAAGCGGCGCGCATTCTCGGGGGAGATCGCGGCGTCTTGAAGGATCTTGAGCGACTGGAGGCTGAACGGCCGCCCCAGTGCATCGAGAACTCGATCTTGTGCCCCTGGCCCCGCGTGACCGTTTGAGGCCGCGTCAATGTCAGTGGTCATCGCTGACCGCCTTCCGGGTTGGGGCTAGCTGGGGTTCGAGGAGACTACCGCTACCGGCTCCACCACCAGCGTGCTCAGTCGGTCCACTTCCGCCGGGTCGATCCACACCCGGCCGAATCCGTCCCGGTACTTCGTGAGCTTCCGGGTCTTCAGGTAGTAGTCGATCGACCGGATATGACGGCCGAGCCGGTCGGCCGCCTGCTGCCGGGAGATCATGTCTTTGGTGCTCTTCGCTGTGGTCATTCCCCCATTATGACACCGCTCGAACATTTGTGTCAGACGCCAGGACCGTCGTATGATGGAGGTGATCAAAAGACGCAGCCCCGGAAGGAAGATCATGCACGCTCACGCACAGGTGATCGCCGAACCGGCGAAGACCGCCGTATACAGCAACTTCTACGATCATGACGGGATCCTCCGCACCGTCCTGATCCGCGTCACCACACCGGAGCACGCGATCCGGATCGTCCAGGTGATGAACAGCGCTCCGGCCACCGGGAACTTCCCGGCTGTCCTCGCGGCTGTAGGAGCCCGCCGGTGACCCGTATCCGGTGGTCGGAGGACGATCACCGGCGTATCCCCCGGAATTACCCCATGCCGCCCACACCACGCGAGATCTGCGCACTCAAGGCCGTCGAGGACGGTTCCTCGCTCACCGAGGCCGCCGCGAAGCTCGGGATCACCGCGCCCGCCCTCGGATCCATCCTGTCCGGCGCTTACGCCAGGCTTCTCGTGAAGGACATGGGAGAGCACCACCTGAGCCAGGACCGGCGGACCATGGCGATCAAGATATGCAAAGAAAATGGCTGGTGGGACGAATGACCATTGACCGGCACTCCTGCCTCGGGGGAGGACTTCAGCTCGGGGACTCGTTCGACTGCCCGAAGTGCTGGGCGGAACTGATCAAGTCCCTGTACCCTGCCGCCGAGACTCCTCACCTGATCATCAACGATCCCGGCAAGACCGTGGATCTTGACGAAACCTTGCGCGAGGTTTCGCCCCCTCGCGTCGAGCACCACACCATGGCGGATACGGAGCCCGTTGACGACGGTCCCGGTGGCCGGTGGGTCGTCACCTGCTCCTGCGGCTGGACGGACTCTGGCCGGTACGCCCGCGACACCGGCGAGGCGGTCGCGCTCCGGCTGGCCAACTTGAAGGGAGACCAGCACGAGAAGGACCCCGGAGAGGACGGCCATTCATGACGAGTCCGACCGGCCGCCATCGCCGGAGGAAGGGGATCACCCTGTCCGCCCTGGAACTCACAATCATGATCCTGTTCGGGACCCTGGGCGTTCTCATGGTCATCTCTGCACAGCTGCTGTCCCGTCCCTCGGGGCGCCACGGAAGGAAGACCGCGTGACAAAGAAGATCGAACAGCGGGTGGAAGCTCTCCCGACCGACACGACAGGGGCCCCGGTCATCACCGAGTGCCCCGCGACGGGGTGCCTGGATCTCGACCTGTGGACCATGGAAGCGGCCGGAGGAAAGACCTGGATCGTGGTGTGCGGTTCGGGCCACCTGGCATTCCTGATCAAGAAAGAGGACTGATCATGCTGCACCAGTCGATCGAAGCAGGGTGCCTGATCTCCGTGATCGAGGGACAGCCCGAGGACACCCGGCAGCGCCTTCGTGATCACATGCTGGACGGAGAACTGATCGAGTTCTACGAGCACGTCTCGGCCCTGCTCGATCTCGTCGGCGAGGAGGTCACCCGGCGGAACGGGCGCCTGTACAAGTCCACCCCGGTGGCCGACACCGGGGAGATCAACGTGATCAGGGGGCGCGAGTGAGGCCGACCCGGACCGGGATCGCGCACGCTCAGGCGGAGTGCCTCAACTGCACGTTCAAGGTCTTCACCCGCAACTCCCTCGGACTGGCCGCTCAGCATCACGACCGGACCGGCCACGAGGTGCACGCGGAGCAGGGACTGATCGTGATCTACGGCGGTCAGCCGAAAGGAAAGGGATCATGACACAGCCGTACAACCCCCGGATCGTGTTCGCGGCCGTGGTCGCATTCACCGAAAAGATCACCAAAGACGGCCGGGTCCTGGTCACCCCCGAGGACTTCCACGTCCGCCCCGGATCGCACGGATACCCGCTCCCCGTCATGTGGACGCCCCCGAACCATGGCGGGAAGCCGGTTCAGTCCGTCCGGGTCGGAGTGATCGAGGAAGCATACGTGATCGACCACCGGCTGATCACCTTCGGACACATCGATGAGAGTGAGCACGGCCGCAGAGTGGCTGAGCTGCTCGACTCCGGCCAGTGGTTCCTGGAGATCGACATAGACTCCGGCAGCATGACGTACGACCTTGATCCAATGCCCGCTCCGTTCGAGGCGGTCCCCGTCGGTCCGGTGATCTTCAAAGACTGGAGGCTCCGCGCCGCGTGGGTCGGCACTCAGCCCTGCTGGGACCTCCCGTCGGTGCAGATTCAGGAGATCACCCGATGAGCCACGGTGTACTGAATCTCAGGGAGTACCAGGAAGAAGCGATCCGGGCGGTGTTCGACTCCTGGATCACGGACATGCAGAGCCCGGCCGTCGTCCTGCCCACCGGCAGTGGAAAGACAGTGATCTTTTCCCACATGGTCCGGGACTTCCTGAACTGGCGCACGGATGTCCACGGCCGGAACATCGGCAATGGTGGAGAGCGGTCCCTGATCCTCGTGCACCGTGACGAGCTGGCGGACCAGGCACTGAAGAAGCTCGGGGAGATCGCCCCCGATCTTCACGCGGGCAAGGTCAAGGCGGAGTCGGACGAGGTGGAGGCGGACGTCATGGTCGGCTCCGTTCAGACCCTGTCCCGGGATGCCCGGCTGGGCCGCCTCGTCTTCAGTCAGGAGCCGTACGGGGACATCGGATTGATCATCACCGACGAGGCGCACCACGCCGTGGCTCCCTCGTACCGGAAGATCCACGAGGCGTTCCCCGGAGCCCTGCGGGCGGGATTCTCCGCCACTCTGGCCCGGGGTGACGGGGTCGGTCTCGGGTCGGTGTGGGACGATGTGGTGTACACCAAGTCGATCTTGTGGATGATCTCGCGCGGGTACCTCGTGGATGTCCGGGGCCAGGCGGTAGCACTGGATCAGCTCGACCTGTCCAAGATCAAGACAACAGCCGGTGATTACCAGGCGAAGGCACTCGGCTCCGCCATGGTGGACGCCGACTCACCGCGCGCCGTCGCGGCAGCGATCCGGCAGTACGCGCCGGACCGGCGCTCGATTGTCTTTTGCCCGGACGTCTTCAGCTCCCTGGCAACCGCGCGGGCGATCGGTCCGAGTGCGGCCGTGGTCACCGGGACCACCCCGACCGAGGACCGGAAGCTGATTTACAAGCAGTTCGAGACCGGTGATCTCCGGGTGATCGTCAACTGCATGGTTCTCACGGAGGGCTTCGACGCCCCGTGGGCCGACTGCGCGGTGATCGCCCGTCCGACGAAGAACCCGGCCCTGTATCAGCAGATGGTCGGCCGTGTGCTGCGTACCTGGCCCGGTAAGGACGACGCCCTCGTGCTGGACGTCACCGGGACCGGTGGCCGGTTGTCCACCCTGATCGACCTGGCCCCGGGCGAGATCGACACCATCCGCTCCGGGGAGTCCCTCGCGGACGCCGCGATCCGGTACGAGACGGACCAGGACACGATCATGGACGCCGACTCGGTGGCGTTCGCCCTCAAGCACCGGGACCTTGATCTTTTCAAGGCGTCCTCGAAGGCGTGGCTGCGCACGGACGGCGGGGTGCTGTTCATTCCCGTCGGGCGCGGGTTCGTCTTCCTGTGGCCAGCCGGTGAGGGACGCTGGGACGTCGGCGCTGCCCCGGCCCGGGGGAAATGGAGGAAGCTCCACACCGGCCTGCCCCTCGGTACGGCGCAGGCATGGGCGGAGACCGAGGCGGACGATCTCGTGATGTACAAGTCGTCCTCGGGTGATCTTTCCTCCCGGTGGCGCAAGGAGCAGGCGCAGGGCCCCATGATCGGCCGTGCCCGCCGGTACGGCTACATGATCCCCGAGAACCCGACCAAGGGGGAGGTCTCCGACCTGATCGCGATCGGAGAGGCTTCCCAGAAGCTGGACCCCTACATGAGGAAGATCACATGACAACGACCGACCAGCAGCGCTACTCATGCCAGGTCTGTGACCGGGATGATCTCACCCTGACCAAGAACGGCCGCGTCCGCAGCCATGCGGCCAACGGGAAGAAGGCGAGCGAGGACAACCCGGCCTGCGGCGGAGGCAGTGACTTCCCGGTGCAGTCGACCGAGCTGCACACGCACCGCTTCGAGTACGGGGATGACGGGCACGGTCACTCCGGCTCCGTCTGCACCGTGGACGGCTGCGGCATGGCCGAGCCCGACGAGAAGCCGGAGTCCGATCCGGTACCGCCGAAGCCGAACCCCTTCCGCGATCCGCTGCCCGGCGGGGTGCACGACAACTCGGGGATGGTCTCCCGACCGCATGAGGTCCATCACGAAGAGGATCATGCTGATCCCCCGGCGCCGCGTCCCGCCGGACCGGTCAGTGCGGGTGATTTCCTCGACGGCGCGGACGACGACTACGCCGAACCTGCCGACGACGGGGGCCGCTCGTACTGGCCAGCCCGGTATGACGGGGAGTGCTCGAACTGCTTCGCCCATTTCGACGCCGGTGATCTGATCCGCAAGGACGACAGCGGAGGATACGAGGCGAAAGAGTGCTGCGGGGAGGGAGCCACACCACAGCCGGACCGGCCGAAGTCCGTGGCCCGGACCCTTCCCGTGGTGCGCGGCCGGTACAAGCTCCCCGACCCCGAGACGGGCAAGCCGGTCAGTGCCAGCCGGTCCAGCAAGTTCGCCGAGGGCATCGCGGACAGCTTCGCCCTGGATCAGTGGCGTCACCGCATGATCCTGGTGGGAGTGCTCAATGATCCGGAGATCCTGGAGAAGGTCCGTTCCGGCATCCGGGATCTTGAGCCGCTGGCTGCGGTCAAGATCCGCAGGTCGTTCCTGAACGACCGGGCAGAAGACGCCATGAGCGCGGCCGGTGGGGACATCCGTTCCGGCAAGGGGACCACCCTGCACAAGTTCACCGAGGAGGTGGACGCCGGGCAGCGGGAGCTTGAGAACGTCCCCAAGGAGTTCCGGCCGGACGCCACCGCGTACCGCCTGGCTCTGGCCGAGTGCGGGTTCCGTCCGGTGAAGGGACTGATCGAGCGCTCCGTGTTCTCTCGCGAGATGAACGTCTGCGGGACCTTTGACCGGGTGCTGGAGTGCGTCCGGGACACCGGGGTTCTGGATCTCGACGGCCGCATGGTCACGATCCACGCCGGAGAGTTCGTGATCGGGGACGTCAAGTCCGGGGACAACATCGAACACCCGTGGCTGGAGATCCTCATTCAGGAAGCGCTGTACGCGCACGCGATCAACGAGAACGGGGTCGCGGTGCAGGACGAGCCGGGCGGTCCGTTCCGGTGGGTCCCCCTGACGGAGTTCGGGGTCCCCTCGGTCCGCGAGGACGTCGGGGTCGTCATGCACGTCCCGTACGGCTCCGGTGAATGCCACTTCTACGCGGCCGACCTGATCACCGGCTGGCGCGGTGCGAAGATCTGCCGGGACAACCGGGACTTCTGGAAGATCAAGCTCCCGAAGATTCCGATCGCCACCTTCGCGGTGACCGACGGCGGAATGCCCGGGGAACCGGTCCCCGACGAGGAGCCGAACGAGGGTGTCATGGGACCGGTCTACAACGCCATGGTCAACTCGGCTGATACCACAGCAGCCGAGGACGTCCCACCCAAGACCGAGGGATGGAAGCTGAGCGTTCCGGTCGGTCTCTCCCGTGATCAGTGGGAGGAGCTGTTCCGGTCGGCGACTACCCGAGAGCAGGCGAACGAGTTCTGGAGGCGGGCGAAGGACGCTAACCTTCCGGGTGACGAGATCAATCGCCTGATCGAACTGGTGATCCTCGACGGAGCGCGGGCAGCCGAGGAAGTCGCCCGGGGCCAGAAGCCGCAGACGGCCGTCTCCGGGCCTGGATCAAGCCGACGCGATGAACCGGTCGCGGAAACGGGTGGATCACGCCCACCGGCCGCACAGCGCCAGGACGGACCGTCTCTGACCGAGCGGGCCCATGCCGTCACCACGAAGGCGGAGGCTTCGGCCGTCTGGCACGAGGCGAAGGCCAAGATCAACGAGATGCCGGAGGAGAAGCGACCGGCCGCCCGGGAGTACCTCACCAAACTCGAAGGGATCATGAAGGAACGGCTGACCACGGCGCTATAGAACACTGATTCGACTGGCTGTAGGATAGGCAGTGCAAGGGGATCCCGGAGGACTCTTGGGCACCGGTAACCGCTGGACCGGGATCCCCGCTCACAGGCAGACAGGCAGACACGAGAACAGGAAGCTCATGACAGCAACCGGCAACCGCTTCAGCGCTCCGGCGCGGGCGGAGCAGCGTGCTCCCCGGAGCGCGGAAGAGTACCTCGACGGTGGCGCGTCCGTCGCGGCCAAGTGGCCGAAGGTCGGGTTCGAGGTTGACGGGGACGTGATCGGCTGGTCCCCGACGGCGATCCAGATGACGGACATGAAGACCGGCGAGCCCCTGTACTGGGAGAACAAGGTCAAGACGAAGGAGAGCGAACTCCGCTTCCCCGAGACGTCGAAGGAGAACCCCTGCCTTCAGATCACGATCGATCTCCAGTGCGAGCCGACCGGCGTCACCTGGGAGTCCAACCGGTATATCCGAAAGGTGATCGAGGACGACGACGGTGTGCGCACGATGTACGTCAATGGTCAGCTGGCAGCCGCGATCCGCAAGGCCCGTCAGACGGCGGCGCAGAAGTACAAGCTCGGTGTCCGCTCCGCGCCCCTGGAGGCCGGTGCTCATTGCCGCGTGGTGCGGGGCGAGGACAAGAAGTTCGCGAACGAGTACTACGGCTTCACGTTCGAGGCGGAGTGGACCCCGGCCGCGCACAACCCGGCGTATCAGAACTCGCTCATGGACTCGACCGAGGGCCCGGACGGCGCCGGAGACGATCCGTGGGAGACCGGAAGCCAGGCGGAGAGCGAGGAGCCGCCCTTCTAGACCGGTGAGGTAACCACCTCGCCGTACCAGGGAAAGCCCCTCCCGACCAACATCCGGGAGGGGCTTTCTCGTGCCCTAGCGCAATGCGATCTTCGGCCACGGCCGGTGAGTGGTCCCTCCGCTGGCGACTACCGGCCAGACGATCTCTTCGTGATCTTTGTTCTCCCGCAGGGCGCGGAGCTGGGAGGGCGGGAGCCGGAGCCAGTCGCCCGAGCCGTATTCCGTCAGTTCTCCGAGCCCGTAGGCCATGCGTCCGGCCACGCGGAGCCAGTCCGCGTCGCATTCGTCATGGGTGAGGTACTGGCGCCCCAGACGGCGCCAGGCAGCCTTCGCCATCTCGTCCTTGTCGGCCGCACCGTTCCCGGTGGCGAATTTCTTGAGCGACGCCGGGAGCAGGAGCATGAACGGAATCTTGACCGTCTGGAGCCGGTCCCTGATCACTCCGTGGAGCATGGGGATGATCCTTGCGGACTCTCCTTTGTAAATTCCCCCGAGTCCCTCGATCACGACCAGCTCGGCCCGGGACGCCTGCGCCGCGACCTGGACATGATTGCCTACCTCGGTCAGCCGGAGATCACCCTTCGTCCGGGGCTTGATCGCCATCGTCTCCGCCGAGGGCAGAGAGATCCCGGTACAGCTGATCGACAGATCTACGCCCATGATCCGCACGGGAGCCTCCATATGAAGATCGCTTATTTGTTCTAATGAATGGGGTATAATTCGAGTATGCCAAAGAAACTGAACGAGGAGGACCGGCTCTCGGAGATGCTGACCGTGGTCACCACGCCCGGGATGCGAGCCCGCCTCGACCACGCCGCAGAACGGCGGGAGACGAAGGACTCGTACCTTGTCCGCCAGGCCATTCGGGTCTGGCTCGACGAGAACGAACCGATGGGTCAGGCGGAAATCGACGCTCTGACCGCTGCCTACCTGGCCGAGAAGAACAGCAAGAAAGGAAATTGATCTTGACCACCGAAACGAAGCGCGAGGACAACCCCCGCTTCCACGAGATCGCGAACATCTTCCCGCTCATGGATGAGGAGTCTTTCCAGGCCCTCGTCAAGGACATCGACGAGAACGGGCTCACCGACCCAGTGATCATGCTGGACGGCAAGATCCTCGACGGACGGAACCGGTGGCTGGCCTGCCAGCAGCTCGGGATCGCTCACCGCGAAGTGAAGTTCGATCAGCTCAAGCTCGGCACCGAGGACCCGCACGCGTTCGTCTGGTCGCGGAACGTCCAGCGGCGCCATCTGAACGGCGGACAGATCGCCATGGCGGCCGAGAAGCTGGAGACGCTCAAGCGCGGCCAGCGGGCGGATCTCTCCGAAACCTCGCCCGAGGTTTCTGCCCCCAAGACCCGGAAGCAGATCGCGAAGCAGACCGGCGCGTCTCCCGCGAGCATCGACAAGGCCCGGCGGGTGCGCCGCCAGGGAAAGCCCGAACTGGCTGAGGCGGTCGAAAAGGGGGATCTCTCCTTGAACGCGGCCGACCGGATCGCCCGCCTGCCCGAGGAGGAGCAGGACGAGGTGCTGAAGTCCGACAAGCCCGCCGGTGAGGCGGCACGGCGCGAGCAGGGGCGCCAGAAGCGCCCGGTCACCCGCAAGGGCCCCGGTCCGGCCACCGTGATGCGCGGCCACATGACCGGCCACCAGTCCGGCGTCCGCGACGTGATCCTGATCCACAAGTTCTGGGCGGAGCACGAGGACAAGATCGGCGAGATGGACCTGAAGGATCTCCGGGAGTTCATCAAGAACCTGGAGGAGGCCCGGCGCGCGGCGTCCCAGCTGCTCACCCTGCTCACCGAGAAGCTCATCCCGGAATGGACGCTGGAGGGCAAGCAGCCTCCCCTCCTGTCCACGGCACTCAACAAGATCGATGCCGCTGCCAAGAGCGGCGAAGGAGAGAGTGAGTAATCGATCATGGGGATCAGCAAGGAACTGAGGGAGCTGCCCGCCAGCTCCCTGCGGATCGACCCGCGCGTACAGCGCGTGATCGACCCGCGCCGCGTCACGAAGATCGCGAACAGGTGGGACGACCTCATGGTGGGAGTGATCACGGTCTCGCACCGGATCGCCCCCATCCCAGGGACCGTCCTGGAGTCCGGCGAGCCCGAGGAGTTCGTGATCCTCGACGGGCAGACCCGGTGGAACGCGCTGAAGCAGGTGTGCGGGCAGGACACGACCACCTGCACCATGCTGGCGGAGGTCTTCACCGGCCTGACGCTCAAGGAAGAGGCCAAGATCTTCCTTGATCATAACGACCGCAAGGGCGTGACCCCTCTCGACACTTATCGGCTCGCGCTGGTCGCCGAGGAGAAGTGGGCCGTGGACATTCAGGAGATCGCGGGCCGGTACCGGTGGGCGGTCTCGGGGACCGGGGACGGGACGAAGCGCACGTTCCAGGCGATCGGCGCGGCGAAGAAGATCTATTTCACCGACGAGTCCGGCCGCACCCTCGACCGCGTGTTCGCGGTGATCGACGCCGCGTGGCCCACGGAGCGCTCCGGGGTGTGCGGGGAGACCCTGCACGGCATCGGAGGGCTCTATGCCAACAACGGCGGGCTTGACATG